CGACAGGACCTTGAATGAAAATCATCCAGACAGACAAGATAACCCCAGCTCAACTTAAAGGTATAGAAAAAGACTGGGTATACAATGGTTTAGATTGTTGCGTAACCTACGAAGTCCTTGAGGCTATCCTTCCTCAACTCAACGACTACACTTCTAGAACCTACGCCTTCTCCCGAGCCTTGCAAGGCCCTGTCCTAGAGATGCGAATACGTGGAGTGAAGATCGACGAATGGCGTCGGGCCGAAGTCAGAGAAGAATACTTTGCCAAGCTCGACGAAGCCGAGGCTCGCCTAGAACGGATAGTCCGCGAGGGTTGTGGCTTTGTTGGTTTCAACTGGCGAAGCTCCGCCGACTTATGTCGTCTCTTCTATGATATCTTTCGTATCCCGGTCGGAAGACATAGAACTAAAACTGGAGCACCTTCAGTCAATCGAGATGCTCTAGAAAGTATGGAGTCCTACTCGATAGCCAGAACCATAATCGAATACATGACCTACATGCGTGATCTAAAGAAACGCCTCGAAGTAATCAAGACCGCCATCGACTCCGACGGTCGAATGAGAACTTCCTACAACATCGCTGGTACCACCACCGGTAGGTTCTCTTCGTCCTTTTCTGAGTTCGGAACCGGAGGCAACCTACAGAATATCGAGGAAGGGCTTCGCTCGATGTTCATCGCCGATGATGGAATGAAGCTCGGGAACTTTGATGCAGAACAAGGAGAGTCTCGTGTCATCGGAGCAATCGAATGGAACCTCTTCAAACGAGGCGATTATCTTGATGCCTGTGAGTCAGGAGACCTACACACGGCTGTCGCCAGAATATGTTGGCCCAATCTTCCTTGGCCTGGGGACCTGGAAGGAGATAGAGAACTCGCCGAACAACCATATTATCGACATCACTCTAGGCGCCACATGTGCAAGATCATTGGGCATGGCTCTAATTATGGAGGCAGACCTCAGACACTCTCCACTCAAACTAAGACTGACATTGCGATCATCATAGACTTCCAACAGAAATACTTCAAAGCCTTCCCTGCTCATCGAATATGGCACACCTACATCGAGGAACAGATCAGAGCACACGGCCGACTAGTCTCCCTCACCGGTCGTGAGCGCTACTTCTTTGGGCGCCGAGACTCCGATGATGTGGTTCGCCAAGCCCTAGACTTCGATCCACAAGGTTCTCTATCAGACATCGTCAACCAAGGAATGCTCAACGTCTTTCGTGCCAATGACTGCCAACTCCTAATGCAAAATCACGACTCGATCCTAGTACAGTATCCAGAAAAGAAAGAAGATGAGATCGTTCCAAAAATCCTGAACCAACTTCGACACGCCATCCCCCTTAAACACAACAGAATGTTAGAGATTCCTTATGGCTGTAAAACCGGTTGGAACTGGGGCGATTTCGGTGAAGCAAATCCAGACGGACTCAAAGGATATAGCCCCGGCGACAAACGCCGCAGGACGCCGCCGATGCCATTCTTGGATCGAAAGCTTCGTAGAGCATACAGCTAATCTCGAGTCGCCTGAGATCTGGCGACGATGGTCTGCGATCACAATGGTTGCGGCTACCTTGGAACAAAAGGTATGGGCTAATACCGGATCGATTATCTATCCGAATATCTACACCTTCCTCGTAGGCAACCCAGGCTTGGGGAAGTCTCGAGCTATCATGTCTGCCTCTAACATAGTCCGTGAAGCTCTGCCCGAAACCTACTGGGGCGCTACCTCAATGACCAAAGCAGCCCTAAGCGATTACATGAACGAGGCCAAACGATTCATTGCAAACATTCCTCATCCGCCAATTGAATACAATTCCCTCGTAGCCGTAGCTGATGAGTTCTCTGCATTTATGTCTGAGTATGACTCAGCCTTAGTAGCTTCGCTTGTAGAATTCTATGATGTCAATCCTTACTCCGAAGGCCGAAGAGTATCTAACATCAGAATTAAAATCCCCAGGCCACAACTTAACATCCTCTCTGGTTCCACCCCTTCAAACCTTATCCATACTCTAAAGGACTACGTCTGGGAACAAGGACTCATGTCTAGGGTCCTCATGGTCTACGCTTCAGAGCGCCCAGTGATAGATGTATTCAACACTCCGCCTATGCCCAAGCCAGTTAACCTAATCCACGATATCAAGATCATCAGCACTTTGATAGGGGAGTTCCGTTTCACCCCAGACTTCGCCAAGGCTATGCATAACTGGAAGCTCCTAGGCCAACCACCTATTCCAGACCATCCGAAGCTGACCCACTACAATACCCGCAGGTGGGCGCATCTACTTAAGCTAACTATGATCGCTTCTGTAGATCGAACCAACGACCTTATCCTTGAGGTTGAAGACTTCAACAGGGCAATGGGCTGGTTGCTTCAGTCAGAGAAACAAATGCCTTTGATATTCCAAACTGGATCAATAGCACCAGACTCTAGAGTAATGGACGAAGTCGTTCACTTCGTTCGTAATCACAAAGGCCCAGTTGATGAGCATCTAATAATCAACTTCATGAGAGAACGTACTTCGTCGATGTCAGTTAGGCCGATGCTTGATACATTAATAGGTTCAAGAATGATTATCTGTAACCACATCAATCGCCAAGGGATGCGACAGTTCACTGCACCTTAGCCCGGACAATCTGGCGGGGCCCAGACCTGAACTGACTTACCTGCCTTGATATACGCAGAGATACCGTTAACTACTCCAGTCCTTGCTCTCTCCGGCTGACCTCGATCATCCCGCATCCAGACTTCAAACATATGCACAATATGATTTTTCAATGCATCGTCCAGCGCATCCATCATAATCCCACGGACCTTCTCCCGAGTCGCTGCATCAGCACATAACACCGCTGTTGTCTCAGCAGCAGCCATCTCAAATCCAATGTCCTGGATGTTAGCCGGACAACAGCCCACAAGCCCAAGGACCAACCCTACTTTGCAACCTGACAAGCCTGCACTAACTTTTCCCACCGCTCGATTTCCTTATCCCACCGTTCACTAGCTTTGATTACCACGTAGCCAATCATGAAGATGAACAGAAGATTAAAGATTAGCACAGCGAGTATCATTGGTGTTGAGCTAAGTCCTGTAATCAAGCTTCGGGCAGTCTGACCGACTTCTTCTCCGATCCCTGGGTTCATCATATTGTGCACTCCTGACTAGCATTAATCATGAGCACTGCTAATTGCACACGACTACGAACGCCAAGCTTATCGTAGATACTATGCAGGTACGCCTTGACTGTACCAACACCAATCCCAAGCCGACGAGCAATGTCTTTATTGCTCATAGCTTGCGCAACAAGATCAGCGACCTCGAGTTCTCGGCTAGTCAGGTTCATGCTATGGCTTCCATCTCATCAAGATACTCCTGTATCTGAAGGAACATCTGATCGGCCTGAGTCTTAATTTCAGCTGCTCTCTCGTTGATTGGCCCATAGTGCTTCCGAAGATTGCGTAGAGTGATTGCGCAGGTTTCAGCGGCAAATGTTGGGCAAGACTTACATAGTTCTTGAAACTTGAAACCGTTACCACTGCCATAGCAACTCCATGAACTCGATGAGCAGCTTACCCCCTGCTTGAATGTCTCTAGATAGCATGGGGACTTTCCCGAACAGGCTTGATCGAAGAGCTTATCAAATTCATCACTGCAAGAATGGGCGTTGTAACTGGTCTGGAACAATCCGGCCTCACACGTATCCGAAGTAGTGTTTGTCGCAGACATATCTCGTCCTTCACAGTGCTTTCCTGAGGACTCCCGCATACCAAGACCCAACAATAGAACGTAGAGATGTCGCAAGGTATCTGGTCCGGCGGTTTCATTTGACATTCCCATGCTGTTAAAGACCCCAGCATACCAGCTTAATGCATCGTAGTCAGAGTTGCCGGTGTTAGCCTTAGCCATCTCAATCCCAATACTATCACCTGCCTTAAGCCTGTTGTAGCTCGTAGCAAATGCCAATGCCATTCCTTGTATGTATCCAGCAGGAGCTACGCCTCTATCCTTCCAAGAGTACTTAGCGATGTCTGACGTCTCCGCAATATCTCTTACATCCTCTTGCTGCTCTACTGGCAATTCCCCAGGAATCACTGGCTCAGGAACTGGCGGAGCATTACCATCGAGTGCAGCCCAAGTATTTGGTCCAACGATGCCATCAGCATCCAGCCCCCTAGTTCGTTGATAGTCCCTGACTGCGGAATCTGTCTTTGATCCAAAGTCCCCATCATTGTCGAGACTACAACCAGCAAGTTGACTGTTGAGATCATCTTGAAGCTCGGTTACCCACGGTCCCACGTCCCCCTTCCGCAGAGTCGGTGGCTCTTCTGGCCCTGGCTCAGGCTGTGGACCAGCCTGCTCACCAGTCAGACCTTCGGCGATGGCAGTACAAATCTCAGAGAACCTGTCATGATATATGTCTACATCGGGATGTGAGTTTACAAAGCAAACCTCCACTAGCACTGCCGGTGCATTAGTATTATTAAGAAACGCTAGACTGTCTGTTGGCTTTGGCCCACGATTCTTCAACCCAGAGGCAGCACATATCTTATCTACTGTCGCCTTGGCCACCTTCTGGCCAGTCGAAGACGTGTAGAATACCTCACTACCAACCGGCCCAGTTGGTTGTGGATCAGTAGAATTGAAATGTACCGACACATCCAAGTCATGCTTGCCCTGCGCATTGTGGAAGTTACAGATACGGTCAAGGTTCTCGTTCACTGACTTACTCACGGTGTCTTCGTAGGCGACTACGTCGACACCCATTGATTCCATCACCGCCGCCGCCTGATTCACGACCTTCACAGCTTCCGTATGCTCATGCAAGCCCCATGGCGATGGACCAACGGCCCCAGAGATGTACTTCCCATGCCCGCTGCTGATGACTATTTTCATTTAGTGTCCTTTCCTCATTTCTATAGAACCAGACCTAAATGCCCTATAGTATTCCTCGAAGTCCTGTGGCTCCTGCTCGCCAGTCTGAAGATCGTAGAAGAACCTCGCCCACCTAGCAACCTGCGTACTACCTAATCCAGTCGAAATCGCAAGCAATGTAAGGCCATGCTGAATGGCTTTTCCATTATCCATTTCTTCCTTAGTCCAGTCCCTAGCCACATCAGTGAATCCCTTCATGGCTGTTCCAATCAAACCTGCCGCTGGATCATGCCCAGTTACAACAGCATGAACTACTTCTCTAACCAATGGAACAGAGGCAGATACTGTATGAACCATCCCCTTCTGTAACAAATCTCCAATGCCCATATCTTCCCAGTCAGCACTCATCGCAGCTTCAACCACTATTGTCTCAATTAAAGCCGGACCAACAATATACATCATGAAATCGGTAGTCAGATCAGCTGCTCCTTTCAAGACTTCCGTTCTAGTTTTCTCCTGGTGCCACCAATCATATCTCAAGTCCTTCGCTGTCCATGCCATACGATAGAATCGATTATAAATATGATTGAAGAATCCATACAACGAAGTCAAGTACCTCGTCATAGCCGATTGGCTTCGCATGAACTCAGGTCGACTGGTAATAGCCGTCGATCCATGGGTTCTTCTTACAGCATAGTTCGCTTGCTCTTCAGCCTGAACATGAGCTTCTTCAATTGACATTGTGCCATCAAGCTTATCCATTATCTTGGTATACGTAGCATGCCACAGAATCTGCGAAGAATACATATCCGACATAGCTACTGGCATTGACCCTATTCGAAGGGACTTCTCCCTTAAGGTCAAACTCCGTAACTGAATATCCCCAGCGCCACCTATAGTTTCTTGATAATGCTGATGTCTTCGCTGAAGGGTACCTGATCCCTTGAAGTCAAGATCCCCAACCATTCCCCCTTCCATCATGAACTTTACATATTTATCTCGAACACCTGGAGTACTCAATAGAACCATAGACTTATAAAAATCCTCCTTGAGTATCCCAGCCTCCTTCCAACTCTGTAGCAGGGCCGAAAGTCCATGCTTAGCTACAGTCCCAGGGTTCAGACCAATCAATGCCCCTATCGTATTCTGCCGAATCATCTCAGCAAATTTATTGGCTGCATTAGATACACCAGATGTTATACCTGTATGTCCTGCGAAATCTTTATATGCCGAATCCAATATATTAACAGCGTAATCCCCATGATACCTTCTAACAGCCTTTCTAAATTCCTTATCGGACCATATCTTATGTATATTATGTAGAACCTCTCTAAATGCATTGTCCTTCAATCTTCTCGAAATATGATTACCCATCTCTCCTATGCTTAAATCCAGTGGCCCGGCTGATCCAGTTCGCTTCCGCTGCCATCCAGTGTAAGTCAATTGCACTGTCGGTGGAGGTCTTTCTTCTGCTAGCCTAGGACCACCCTCCAATGATCTATCATAGATAATCGGATAGTAATACCCTCGATACTCCCCATGTGGAGTTTGGAATTTAGGCAAAGGCAGCAACTCTATCAGAGTCCCAGACATTCGATAAGTCATCTCATCGGAGTCTTTCTGAATATCTTTATACATCTCTCCAACCGCTGCGGCCCAATCGTAGTCTCTCTTGTCAGCAACCTTATCAAGCCAAGCTTGTATCTTTTCCTCAGTAGTAAAATATCCCTCAGCTAGCCTCTTTCTATTACTTGGATTGCCCCAATTCAACAATACTCCACGGACATGCTGCTTAGTCATCTGTAGCCATTTGCCATTGTCTATTAGCTTCTTATTCTCATCAAGCTCCATCCATTTAGGGTTATAAAACACATCGTTATCAACCAGCCTTCTCATCTCTTTCCAGGTCAATCCGAGTTTCTTATCTAGCGCCACTATCCTTCTGGCAAATTCTCTCTGCATAACAGAGAAGTCATCCGAGGCCTTAGACAATGGAAACGAGAACATCTTCGTAAACAATCCACTTCTATTACCCTTATCCCAACGATCGAACAAACCTTCTAGCTGAACCAATCCACCATGTATCCACTGCAATCCAGCCCTTATACTCCCTTCCTTTGTTTCGGCTTTCTCTCTCAGTCTCGATAACTGATTCTTCATCTGACCAATTAAGTCTCTCTTGACTCTAGATTCATATTGTGTATTATACTTTCCTTCATCCCTACCAATCTTATTCAAGCTCTGCAAGCTTATATTGATGAGCTTAACCTCACCTACTGTAAGCTCATCGAATTTCTTGCTGTAAGTAGGAATCCCATTTTGATCAACCTCCATTAGCCTATCCCAGACTACCAGCTTGGGATTAACCTCAGTCTCAAACTCTTCATTACCACTTACAATGTAGTTCTTATCGTTAACAAAGGCCTCAAGTGACTTGGAATCCCTGGTTGCAATCAACCTAGCCAGATCCTCTGGGAGTCTCCTGGGCGGCCGATTGATCTGAAACAGAATCGAATGAATCCATTCTACAAATTCTGGAGGAATCTTGTTTACATCATGATCTCGCTTATTATACCTCTTGATTATTTCATCGAGCTGTTTCTGAGTCTTCTCGAACTTCTTGGCCATCTCCGCCAAGGTAAACAGATGAACCTGCTGTTGCTTCTGCTTGAATGCCTCAACAAAATCGCCATTAAGAAACGCTAGTTCAGCTGCCTTGCCAGCCCGATACATTTCCCTAAAGTACCCACGCATGGATATTTGAGAAGCAGTTTCTTCATGGAATCTTAATGCTGCCTGATCTCTAAAGTCTTCCTTAGTTAATGAGAATTCTTGCCCAGCCCTTAGGGCCAATGCCATTGTTTCTTCATGAAGAAGGTCCATCTGGGTAGTGCCAATAACATGATCCATGGCCTCCTTAAGAACTTCCTCGGCCAGCTTTCCATACTTAAGCTCCATCCTTCGATTGGTTTCTTGCTTAACCATCTCATCGAAGAATTCCTTCGGACCGAGCTTGCCTTTGACTCGCTCGAACTCGACCATACGATTGACCATGGCCTGTCCAGAAGAATACCCAAAGCTTCCGGCAAGCATATCAGGGTCCATCCCACCCTTACGAATAAATCCATCAGGCAAACCTGCGGCTTGCTCTGGAGTAAGGAACTGAGGATCGAGCTTCGGGCGGTACTTAGAGTCCATCCCAAAGAACATTCCGTTACGGAAGAACTGACTAACCTTCCAATCTGGTCTATTGGCAATTTCCTTAGTAACCTCAATCCTCATCTCGGCTTCTTTAGCCTTCCACTCGGGCTTCTGCTTTCGTCGGACCTCCCTCTCTGCATCCTCAAGTTCTTTCTGGGCATCTTCATTATTTCTCTCGTTGATATGCCTCATGTATTTGGCATATCGAGCCTTATCCATAATGGCCCCAGGCTCAAAGGTCGGGACCTCTCCTTCAACCGGTCCGCCTGGGGCATATGGCGCAGGCTGTCGAGCTAGGGCACGCTCGACCTTCCCGACCATTATTTGATTGAAGCTATATTTCTGCTCCAGGGTTCGATATGCCGTATCTCTATATTCCTTGGGAGTATTTCCTTTGCTTCCTGCTCCCCAATCAGAACCTAAGATATGGCCTAATGGTGGATACGCTGCCTTCTGAGCAAATGCAGCGTTCAGTTTCTTTGTGTCTTCGGCCTTCCTCTTTACATCCTCAGCTGCCTCTTTCTTAAACTGTTCCAGTAGCTCAGGAGTAGCCTTTGTCAAGCTTCCACCCCAGAACAAATATCCTTCTTGTACCTTCTCCTGCTGCTCCGCGCTAATTCCACGCCTGATCTCACTATCAGTAAAGCCAACATCTCGAAGAATATCTTCGGGCTTACCTATTGGCTCCATCGCCTTCGGCTGAATATTAACAGTTCGATGTAACCCCGGGTCTCCAAATCGGCCTGCCATCGGACCCGCTGTTGGAGTCCTCCTTCCGGTTCGGCCGATATCAATGTCCCTGAAGATGTCATTGACAGTTGGCTCTCGGCCAAGATATTCCCTGTAGGCAGACTTAATTGCATCAAGGATTTCCCGTATCCTCTGAAATACCTTGGCTCCCCAATGCTCAGGATCAGACCCTCTGCCTTCCCATGTCCTGAATTCCTCAGCAATGGCTTCTTCTATTTGAATTTCTTCATCAGCATACCAATACCTAGTGTCAATCCCATGCTTCTTAATTAGATTGTTGTCCTTAACAAGCTTCTCTAGGATCTTCCATTCATTCTCTCTAATATATCCATATTGCCTAAGGAAATGTAGTGCCTCATGCCTTGCCGTTCCTTCTGGATGTTCCCCAGCAAAGCCTTCGGGATCAGGCAGTGACCACATAATCAATGGTCGCCGATCATGGAATGCCTGAAACACACCAGAGATTCGGCGATGGCCTGAACCTATTCGAATATCCTCAGCACCGTAGACTCTGACCTCCCGAGGAACGATCTTGTCCATCAGCTTAGTGATCTTCTTCTCAAGGGCCAGTTCCTGCGGGGTCCATTCTCTTGATCTCTGAGCCCAGAGCTTAGGACCAAACTGTGTATAACCTTGAGTGAGATCGACTAGCTTCTGAGTTTCAGGACCCGCTGGCTCTACGCCCTCCCATCCAGCCGGAGCCTTCTCTTGTTCCTCCATAAGCCTAGCAAGATTAATCTGAACAACTTCCCCTTGGCTATAAGTTCCTCTGGCACCTGTGACCCTAAAGCCAGTTAAAGTTTTTACCCCTGGAAGTTCTCTCTTGAATTCTCTAAACAAACCTCTAATCAACTTCGGCCCAAGCTTATTGACAAGATTACTACCAACCTCTCGATCATCTAACGGAGCACCAATCCAGTCTATATAATAATCCCTTCCCTTTTGCCTTAAAGCACCTGTGACTTCACCAATAGGATTGCCGACCTCATCGGTTATAGTAAAGTTAACATCGCCACGAGCAATGGGTATGCCCTTATTTCTAACAAGCCTAACAGCCCTGGGCCCCTCTCTAGGCAGGTCAAATAAGGGTTCTAAACCTGCGGACCTTCGTACTATATCGACCGTCGATTCCTTAACCCTAAATGGCATACCTACGGTGATATTACTTCCTTCGAGTCCTCTTCTTAGAGCTTCCACCCCAGGCATCTTCGGGCTTGTTATAGTTTCAGCATCTGGAAACTCTTCCTTCAGCTGCTTCATCAAGGTCCGAAGCCCAGCTACGTCAATCTGCCCTGTTCTAAAGTGAATATGAAGATTCTTGCCTCCTTCATTCTCGACGACTCTAACCCGAGTCGCCAAGGCTCCATGCTCATCTAGAATGTCATAAACCCCCTCTTCGCCTTTCTTGAGGCTATAAGGCTTATCAAGCTCTTGAGACAGACCAGGGATTTCCGTCTCAGGGATTTCAGAGATGTCTTCTACCTTAGGCTTAGTATTAGCCTCATTGATAGACATTCCATCTGAGAATGCCAAGTCGTCATGAAGCATCCTATTGACTTCAGGATCGACCTTACCAACCCAATCAGCAATGTCGACCTTGATAGACTCACCGGTGAGATTTGAATTAGCAAACTGCTGTTGGATATTTGGAACAAACCCTAAGAGCTTATCATCGGCCTCGGGTAGCTTGTCCCCGTACATGGACTTGACAGCGTCCCACCGAATCTCAATTTGTTTCTTCTCAAAGATGATCTTATTGAGCTCTTGCCATAAGGTAGGGCTGAGTTCTTTAGTCTCGGCCTTATCACCATCCTCTATAATAGCATCTAGAACTTCCAATCTCTCCTTGGAGTCTAGCATAAGCATATGGTCAATGACAGGATCAAGCCCTATCGGCGGCTTCTGCCCGGCCTTGATCCACGGATCAGCATTCTCTATAACTCGTTTGGTCGCATCCGCAGTCTTTCTGACATCTTGAAGGTCTTTATTAACATCCCTTCGTCCAGTTACTCCAGCAGCCCCTCCTTGAATAATTCCGCCAGTCAAACCGCCGATAACACCAGACTCAATCCAGCCTTTGATCTGTTCCTCGGTTCCAAATTGCTTATCGGCCGCATAGGAAACTACAGCGTCCTTGATAATCTCTTGAGCAGTCTCAGTAAGGCCTTCTGTTGTTGCACCCTTAGCAACTTCCTTAGCAATCCTTACAGCTACATACTTTGTTAGGTCCTTCTTCATACCCGCTGTAAGAGCTTTAAGACCAATCATCTTCATGCTGATTGCATCTAGAGCAGCAATCGGGACGGCAAATGCCGTTGAGTATTTAGAAGCTATCGCAGGGTCTATTCCTTCGGCCTTAAGAGCTTTATAAAGCTCTCCATATCCCATTGCATAGGATACACTCCCTAATCCAGCTATACCACCTATAAGGGCACCGCCGGGAACAGGCGTAGCAGCACCAGCAGCTGTTCCAGCAAGGCCACCTATAGCTCCAGGAACCATCGATGAAACAGCTTCGCCAAATGCTTCCATTCCAAAAGCAAATGCATCACCAACACCATGAACATTCCACATATCCGTAGTGGATCGTTCATATCCCTCGGGCTTAATTGAGGCAGCAAAGTCTCTAATTGCTTTCGCCCCAGAGAACATCTTCGGTTGAAAGAACTCAGGCATGTTATAGCTCATGCCTTCGACGAATTCAGCACCTAGATCGGGATTATTCTGGGTTAGCCCTGTTACAAACCCACGCATGAAGTAGGAAGAATCCCCAGGATAGATTATATCATAAAGATATCTTGCATTCTTATAAAGCTTAATAATTGGATTTACTTCTACAAGTCTCCTTGCTGTGCTGGTGAAGTTACTAAGATTATGCCAATCATCATTGCTAACAGTGCTAGCTAACGGATTCTTCTTAACATACTCTAACAGCCACTTGTCATCCTCAACAAGAGTTTGAGCTATCTCAGACTTTCTTCTCTTGCTGAAGCTATCATAATCACCATAAACCCTCTTGGAGTCCGCTCCGGTATCATTCTCGATAGCTATAGATTCCGCGGCTTTCTTCTTATCTCCCTCTATGCCTTTGACAACGTCGTACCTTCCTTCAGATTTAAACTGCTCATCCATCAAGTCAAAAATTCTAGCGTTATCAATAGGCATTACTTGTTCTTAGCCTCTTCCTCTCGCGCACGTCGATCAGCACCAATCAGACGACTTCTAAACTCAGCTGCCTTTCTAGCAAGATATTCCCCACGTTTCTCTGCTGGCTTCTGCGGCCCTTGCTGTTCCTCAGGCGGAGGCTTAGGTGGCTCAGGCGGAGGCTTAGCCGTAACCACCGGAGGCTTCGGTTGAGTCTTGGTAGTGGTATATTTTTGATATTCATCGGCGATTATCGTTCGTCGATATCTTTGAGCAAGCTGCTCCACAGATTCATTAGGCCATCTTTCTCTCATTCCATCTAGAGTAGCCTCAGGAATTTCTTTAAGGGTCTGCCACAGTGGCTTATCTGATCCAAACCACCAACCAGCTGTTCCAGGCATCTTCTCTAGTAAGGTCTTACCAAGAGTTCTTATTTCCTCTTCGCTCAATGGCTTATCGTACCCTCTCCGCTCATACTCAGCTTTTAAGCCCTCACGAACCAACCCAGTGAATGTGTTCCATTTGTCTTTATGTGCCGGAGTAATGTCCTTTGGAAGGATATCACGCATCTTAGCTATAGCAGCAGTGGTCTTTGGATCGTTCTCAAGTTTGATTCCTTCCTTGATTACCTTAAGTTGCAGGTCCCTAAGTTGAGTTCTCATCGTCCAAGGGATTTCTTCCTGAAGCAAATCAAGGTCCCTGAATCTAGCAGGGTCATTTACATGCATCCCCTGAAGTTCCCACATCCTGGTCCTAGCCATCGGGGTGTCTGGGTAGTCTCCCTTAGCTGACCTAGCTAGAATTTGGGCAACTCGATTCTTATCCTTTGGAGATAATCTTTCCCAAGCCTTTCGAGTTTCTGGATTAGCCCAGAGGTCTTCAACCTTAGTTGGAATCTTTCCTTCCTTGTTACCGAAGCCATACAGCTCTTGTTCTACAGTTTCTTTATCTCTCTCTTCTTGTTGTCTAATCTCTCTCCGATGAGCCTCATGCCTTTGCTCAACTACTCTAACTGCATCGTCGGCAAGAAGTGGCTGATGTGGATATTTATCAGCCATTTCCTTGGCCTTTGCCTTCTTCTCTTCCAATGTACCATCTGGGTTTTCATCCTGGATTTTATTACCAATATTCCTAGATACTTGTACTCTCTCCATCCCTAGAATATGTTCCATTAACCCGTCGTACTTAGGTTGTGGAATCAAGGCCTTATTCTCTTCAGTCCGTAACATCTTCAGAGCAAGAGTTGGATCATCCCTGGCAATTGTTGCAATCTGTGAAGCATAGGCATCACCGAGGACCTTCCTGAAGTTGTTATTGGCTACATCTAAGGTCCATCCCTTAGCTGGGGCTTGCTTACCAAAAATTTCATCATGGACTTTCTTAGCTTTATCTGCGGTTTCCTTAATACCAGTTTCCTTGGATATCTGATCTTGAAGCTGATCTACCCTGGCTTCAGAAGATTCTATATATGATCTCCTTGTTTCCTTAGCAGCATGCTCCGCAGCTTGCATTCCAACTCGGCCAATAGAGCTAGCTGTGCTTCGCTCGAATCCTTTCTTTACAGCTTCGTTCGGAAGATTCTTTAGCATCTTCGTACGTGCGTCTTCAATATCCTTCAGATGAGCTTTCAAAGCCCCTTCATTAGCAGCGTCGCCTTGGAGCTTATTAAAGGCTATCTGTTTCTCGCCAACATATTTATCGTATTCGATCTCGGCCTTGGTCTGAGTAGTTTGATTCTGGACATCCTGTAGACCAATAGCTCGGTTCCAGAGAGTTTCCCCGACCTTAGAAAAGTTTGCGCCAAGATTATCAAATGAATCCGCTACTAGCTTGGTCGCATGACTAACTGTTTCCATTCCGCGGCCAACGCCAGCTACGGCTTGGCCAATAGAGTTATGGAACTCAACCCCAGGGAAGCCAATCTGTACCTTTTCGTCAGCCCTACGAAGTTCCTCGGGCTTGACGGTTGAATATGGAACGTAATCTGCCCTAGGCATTAAACTTCAATCCTTTAAATGCTCCCTCGGTCCATTTATCCGCAACACTCCCAGCGGTACCGACCAAGGAACCCATTATGTTAACTGTCTTGGCTGTGTCGACTAGACCCATCGACGACTTCTGAAGATCAAGACTCTTCTCAGTTATCCCAGCAGCAGTCATTGCATTCTCGGCCTGGGCCTCATTCTGCTCCGCAGTGTATCTGTAGACGTCAGCTTGAGCACCGTATTGAACAGCTTCAACTTCGTATCCGTAAGCTTTCTTGGCTGCACTCCCCCTAATAACATCTTGAGTGTACTTTCCGATCTCGACCATACTTTCTCGAACCTTGGCCGAAGACCCAGAGCTAACAGCTATCCCTGATGATCCTTGATGCGCTATCATTTCCCCGAGATCAGCGTGGGCTTTCATGCCAGCTTGGCTAGCTTCAACCTCGCCTAAATCTCGGGAGTAATTAGCATTAGCCTTGGAAATCTCCTTGTTAAGGTCAGCTACGTTAGCCTGGTATTTATTGATATTGGCCGTGTATCGACTTTGCTGAGCCTGAGCCTTGAACCCAAATGCCTGACCCATGGTCTGAAGCATCTGGCCTTGAATGCCAATCTTCTGAGCCTCTGCATTAACAATAGACGATCCAACCTTAGAGACTCCACCCAGAATGCTGGAGCCAAGACTTACTGCTCCCATCATTGCTGCGGTTTCAACCATGACCGTAGACCTTTCGATCATGCTTGGTTATTCTATATGGAACTACCTTCCCTTGTGGTGGACCAAATTCCGCCCCGAGCCATTTAAGCCAACGGTAAGCTTTGTCAGAACCAATTATAACATGGCCTACAACCGAAGGATACTCTTCAAGAAGCTCATCGAAGACCATCTGAGAATGTCTTACGAATACAAACTCATGTCCCTTAAGAGCCTCAGTGGTATTTAACCAAGCATAGGCCTGATCAGACATCAAGCTTGGAGGAATAACTCCCCAAATACCAGCTAGCTCTCCATGCATAAAACACGCCCACATATTCGTACTCATTAACAAACAAAATTCCATGGTCTTCGTGCCAATATCATCGAGAGCCATACCTCTCATTAGCCTTTCGGCTTCACTGGCATTCACTCTTCTGATTTCTACAACTTTACTTTCCACCGGAATCCCCTACTATAACCTCTGGGATAACACCCAAGACAGTCGCTGGGAGTGGATCGTCTACCTGAAGACAGATTTGCCCTGGAACGTCCCATAGAGGGTCCATAACAATTCGTTCGTCGGCGGTAATCAATGGTATAGCAAGGCCCATAACAGTAGTTCGATTAAGTTCCTTTATAGGAGTTACAGTTCCGAAAGTTCTTCCAGCCTTTACTCCCCGGCTGTCCTTGACCCTAACAGTTAATGCAGCGACTTTCTTTCTCTTGCCTTGAACAGTATTGACTTCGTTACCTAGGTCTAGTGGCATGGTCTGAAGCTGCGCCTGAAAGCCTAGACCAGCTACAATCTTGGTAGCCGGCGCAGGCAAGGTAATCGATCCACCTTGAACAACCATTCCATTAACTACCCCTCCATCAGCTAGAACTGAAACGGCCTGACCCTCGAGATGGTCTAAACCAAATACCTTAGTGATTGGTTGATCGAGTGACCAAGTTCCTGCCGGTGCATCTTTGTATCTATGCTTTGGATCGTCTGGAAACACATCTGTTATTGGCTGAATGACCTCGGCCAATGCACTACTTGCATCGGAGATTAATGTAAGCTTAAGAATTCCACCGCCGACTCTTATGATCCAACCAAGCATCTCAGGTATGAATACTCCAGGAACAGTAGTTAATGGAACAGTATTAGGATTTCCTGGGAATATACCAATGACAAGGAGTGAAGCTGGCTCATTTGGAATCGTGCCTACTCCAGAATCTACACACCAAGCATCCTCTGCCCCGATCGGAAACTGTCGATCGACTAAGCGCTCTATCATTAGATTATTACCACCAGCAATCATGGTAGGTCGCTCGACCGCAAAGTAAGTAGCATCAAGGTGTCCTTCAGTAACAGTAGCAACCGATGTAAAGTTCCCTAAAGTATCATGCCTAGCCCAACCATACATATCCTGTTCTTTAACCACAGTTAGGGACAGGAGTATTCCATCTTCCCGAACAACCCAAATGACCTTAAATGGCTCTTCTGCATAAGCCCACTCTAGAACTTGATGGTCATAAAACAAATGACTAGAGAGAACTGAGATATCATTGCCAGTATAGATGTTTGCGTAGATGTTAAAGGTTAAGTCTCTGACAATAGAACCCTTCTGTTGAACAAACAGGATATCATAATTGAGCACAATTGGAGGAACATCGTTGGCTCCGATATAAGCTTGCGGAGTTGCGGTTGCTGTGGTTGGGGTAATCGGTCCACCCTGAGTAGCAACACCACCTTGTCCACCGTTTAATATCCAAGCACCATGGGTAGTAAGCACAACCAACCCAGTCGGCATCGGGATCAAAGATTTGATCTCATTGACTTCAAGGCTAACCAAGGTTCCTGTGATCGCATCGTTAGCCTGACTTGGATTAGACACATCGAAGTTATAAGGTGCTCCGACCTTGCTCAACCAGAACGTCGAAACATATTGTCCACCAGCATTGGCATAACAGAGACGCTGTTGGAAATAACTAGAAACGCCAGGGTAGACTCCTGTGGCAATAAATGGATCTTCATGAACAGGAGGAGTCTGTGAGTAATCTGGAGATATGTTAGAATCGCTCAATGCACCTACATTACCTGGAAGAGTTGCAATGATACCTACCGCACCGGCGTCAAAGGTTAAGCTCCCTAAGGCATAAGTTGGTGCAGCCGCATAGATGTTATAGCTAGCTGCCCCGGGTATTAAATTCCAAGTAATATAGTTTGTTCCTTGAGTCACCCGTAGATCAGGAGCGCCTGTATAAATCCCTGGATTGCCAGGAGGACTTTCTTGATTATTGGCATCAACAGACGTAGCTATGTACTTGTATGCTACTGGACCAATAGGATTTGGGGATGGAGTAATCGATTGAATCGTAGGCCCCACAATAGTCGATCCAACAGTAATTGTAGCATAGACCCAATTGGTTGCAGAGATCAAAGTCAAAGTCGCCGGAGGATGAGCAATATGGGTTATGTTCATCACAGATGCATTCTGTGAGAACTTCAGCAAAGCTAGTTCACTCTCCTGATAAGGAGTAATTATAGTATATACTCTTTGAGCGAAACCACCACCACCATATGTACCCACCCAGTTAGTGGAATCAATTGCAGTATCAGTATAGGGATCGAATAGATAATACCCAGTGGCATCAACGCTTTCAGCCATAAAGTATCGGTTATTAACCTCTGGCATTCCAGCAACGCCAGAGACAAATATCAAATCGTGACTAGCGAAGTTATGTGTTCCTGTGACTCGTGTTAAACCACCCTTAGTAATGTTCGTAATGGCGAAAGGTGGCTCGACTACGGATGCTCCGTTGGCAATAAACCTAATGTAACCTTGACCGAATTCTAAGACATAGGTGACTGTAGAGGATTGTTGAAACTTGACCAGTCGAATTTTCTTGGCTCCAAACTTTGCTGGTCTGATGTATTCCGTACCGGTTCGAGTGCTTGCTCCAGAGCGATAATCCACGAAGAAATTACGCATCGTGGCAGCACCGCTCCGGTACTTAGCGAAGTCGACCCGAGCAAACATGTTCGGGGAGAATTCGCCAGCGGAGAATGAGGTCTGGATAACATTGTCTGACATCTTAGTACATGCTTAGCATTGGGCCCCAATCGAACATAATGTTCGGCGAGAATTCCCAGGCCTGATAAGAGATTCCTCGGGTTCTGATCCAATCTGGAGTTACATCATTGACGGTCAATCCTTCATTGCCATCGGTCTGTCGGGCTAAGGTAATGTATTGGTTGGCTTGACTTAGCGAAAGCTGAGCTAAGCCCTTATCACCTGTGAGAGCTATGACAAGTCTTCCAGCAAGGGCGGCTACGAAGGCCTGTTGGAACTGGTCGTCCCAGACATCAGGGTTAGTCACTCGTTTGATATAGGCCAAGAGAGCTTGCTCTTGATTAGTTAGGATTACTCTTTGGTCTGCTCCGTTGGGACCTGGCTTTCCTGTGTTGGGGTCGATTTGGTCAATGGCCACTTTAAATCGTACAGGTGGACCATTCCAGAATGCTGGTGCACCACCAGTAACGGCGGTTGTAATGGGGACGCCAGAAGTAAAACCTGTCGTGAATTGGGGAACCACGTAGATGGGACGGAGGCAATCCGAAGGATAGGCATACTCGTAACTCCATGGTGGTGCAGGAATACCTTTTCCCCAGACACTTAATCCGGCAGTTGGATTCTCTGGGGTTCCTGGTGCCGAACAGATCAGGGATAAGTTGTTGAAGTTAAGGGCACAGTTCCACGGTGCCATCCTCAACAACTCATCCCGCAAAGGCTCCAATAGAAGCTTGCACTGGCGAGCCTCATTGGAGTCCTCTGAAAGATCGGCGATCTGCGATCGGGTTCCGATAGCACTCAGAGCTCGATTCGCAATGTCAACCTCGGCCGTCATCCTCGTTGTGACCCACTGCGATGAACAGTGCCACCAAGACCAGGACCCCCAGAAGTAGATATGCCACTGGGCTGTGGGCAACTTCCGAGATTAGTTCCATGGAGACTCGGACTCTTCGGGTCGTTGATATTAGTCGGCCCCTGTGGAGCCTTGTAGTTCGAGATAGGCTTGGCTTCCTTTACTCCGCCGGAGGTCGCTCTAGCGGCTTGTGGATTCGAGCTATCCTTGCCGAACTCAGAGAGAATATCACGAGCCATTAGATTCTCCTTTCAATTCCATTCGAAGGATCACGAGGCATAGCCATGGTATCCCTTGGAGAACCTGCGATAGTATCAGGATATCCACGTTTCCTGGCTTCCTCGTCTCGCTTCTTGTTCTCTTCGTCGACCTTCTTGCGCTCTTCTTCAGCTCTTTTCAATCGCTTGGCGTCGTACTCAGCAAGGGCAACTCGGTATTCTTCCTGGGCTTTTGCTTGCTGCTCAGCAAGTAAACTATCGATCCCAACTAGCTCACCCATACAGGCTGCTTTGATCGCAGGAAGATTGGGTGTTTGTACGCAGCTGAGGGCAACATCGAGAAGCTTCTCGATCTTATCAAGATCTTCCACTGGAACGATCTTGAGTTTCGGCGCAGGGTCTTCCTTAATTGGATCAGTCATTTGTGCTTTCCTTGTGTTCCGTGCGGGTGAACTGTCCTGCCTCCCCCTGGCCCGGCACGGGATGGACTGGGGTTGGAATGTCCGAGACCTTTGCCCCCATAGAAGGGGGATTTAGTGTATTGGACAGCTCGGCCGAGTTCGGATACAGCCGTCTCATGAACTGCCTTAGGGATTGGCTCACGCTTTCGAAAGTCAGTGTCACTACTTTTTCCTTGTTTCATCTTCATCTCCACGTAAAAGGCCACCTTGGCCCTCTTCCCTTTCCAGTTCCTGTTGAAGAATTTTATCCATTCTCGCCATCTCCTTCCCTACCCACCGGGGAGTTTGTTGACCTTGTTCTTCCCAGAAATGACGAATATAGATCAGATTATGGTAATGGTGAGTCATTAACATAATCCCTGGAGGTACTTTACGATCGTGTTCAGTCATTGTCCCCGGTCCTATTTGACTGCTTCTTCTTTCGAAGGATCCCGGTTCGCTTGTCGGCTTGGTTGAACTCTTTGGCAACACTCTGTGGGATCCCAACCTTCTTAGCGAACTTTGGGTCATGCGCAGCACCTGCCATTGTTCTGGCTTGCTTTGGGGATGAACTAGGCATCGTCACCCTCCTCGAATGGTGTTGGGATAAGTAGTGGTTGGCCCTCTTGAATGAGCATGGTCAGATAGTCAAGGGCCTTTTCGACTACAGCGGGATAGATGATACTCTGATTAGCCAACGAAACTGGCTGTATGAATGCTAAGCTTCTAACTATTGATATCTGAAATCCAACAGCAAGTGGTGCGCCAGACAATGGATAGGTAACAGTGCCACCAACCGGAGTTGGATTTGCACCAAGTGGAGGGTTCAATGAAACAGCAAATCCTCCAGGTGGTATCACAAGTATACCACCACTAGTGGTGTCTTTAATAGTTACAACGATACTCTTTGTATCTGGACAAGCAAATGAAAAGCCCCAGATCGTCTGCGAACCATTCCCATCGTACACGGCCTTGAAAGAAGTGGTGCTGACTGTCATACCAGTTTCCTTTATGCCACTGCCGTAACGTTGGTTCCAGCAATCTTCCACGCCGTTCCGTTATGGGTGACAAGACCACCTGTGCCTGCCCCTGCGCCTTCTTGCACACCCGCACCGTTGAAGACACGACAGTTATTGCAATAGGCCAAATCGCCCACAGAGCCTGTTGGCAAAGCCGCAACAGCGTAGGTTTGAAGTCGTGCTGTGCCGAGTAAATTGGAATTTTGAACTCCTAATCTGTTACCAGAGGCACCGCCCGCCAATGCAAGGTTAACACCACCGTCGCCACCACCGATTTGAACATACCCAGCTACGGCCTGATTAATGATTGAAGCTTGCAGGTTGACGAAATTAGCTGTGTAGAAGTAATGCGCCCCTATGCCTTTGGTTGTACGTTGCATACCAATATCAGCGGAGGCGCCCGTCGCAACAAGTCGAGCGTTTCCTGCAACTCCAGTTAGCTGTATGCCATCAGAACCAGTTGGCTGCACAGTAAGTGGACTGAAGGTACCATTAGCGTTCAGACGAATACGTTCTGCGAAAGCTGTTCCATTGTCAGTGGAAAAAGTCATATAGCTCGGAACATGACCAGCCGTTGGCGCTGACTCGCAAAAAACCTGAATACTTGCGCCGAAGACAAAAGCACTGCCGTCGCTGCCTTTGAAATTGTTCTGCCCAAGCTGATCAGCAGCATTGAGGACAACGTGAGAACCTAACGTCGTGCCACGGCTGTGCTGTTGATTAACCTGAGGCGATCCTGTACCAGCCTGGAAGTTCTGCAAGGCGACACTGGCGTTACCACCAGTTAAACCCTGTATCGTCGTCCCACCACCCTGAAACGTATTGGTGTTGGTAAAGATATTGGCATTGGCTAGGAATACATCACCGCCAGAAGCCGTCGCGGTAAGCACACCACCACTAAACGTCAAGCCACTGAATGTAACAGGCGACCATACATTAGCCGCCGAACGGTAATAGATTGTGTTAGTGCCACTAAGTGCTGCAAGGGCAGTCAGATCAGCGTCGAGCGGCTGCGCACCAATATCACTCAGCACTGTGGCAGGAGCAACGCCTTGAATCGTCGTCGCAGTTACCCATTTTCCATATTGCCCAATTGTCGGTGTGCCAGAATTACTGACGTTGCCACTGCCACCACCAACAGAATTGGCTTTAGCTTGCCCAGGCGTCGTGAAGTCCCAAGTGATTGTCGCTGTATTTGTTAGAACACGCTCAGCGGTCAAGTCGACATTTGCAGCCGATGTTATGTACTGTGCGTTTATTGGTGGCGCATTGGCTAATAGCAGCTCTTGAACAAACTCAGTTGTTGCAACGCCTGCACCGGAGTCGGTTATGGGTAGAGTTACTGCAAAGGTTTGGCCATTGAACTGATTTATGCCAGTGAAAGTGTTATTGCCACTGAGGGATACGCTGTTGGCTAAGGCAAATGCTGTGGTCGCAACCTGAGTCGTGTTCGTTCCAGGCGCAGCTGTAGGTGCTGTTGGAACTCCAGTCATGTTAAGGTTAGGAATCTCAATCACACCGCCGAAGGCTGCTTGGATCAGTGGATTTCCACTAACCGAACCTGACATCTGAATGTAGCGTGTCGTTGCTGCTGGCCCACTAACAAATGCCTGCAACGAACCACTCGACCAGAAAGCACACCCGCCGATTCCCTTGGGAACTAAGGTGATGTTGATATCAGCATCTGGATTGGCAACACTATCAGCCCTCACCGCTACAGACTGCGCACCTGCGGGACTTCCTTGAAGTCCAGCGAAGTTTCCTCCAGATGGACCAACAAGGATTTCACTGGACATACGGATTGCTTGACCAGAGGCATTGGCGATAAGTGGGTCATCAAGGCCATTTGCACCAGAGACTACGAGATACTCAGTAGCGTTGGCCGGTCCAGAGATCTGCATCTGTAATGAATCATTGGAATATAGAAGAGTGCCACCAAAACCCTTTGGAATCAGATGGATGTTTACAGCATCATCAGCACTGGCAGCATCGACACCATAGATCACACCCTGTTGCCCAGCCGCAAGTCCTTGAATGGCAGCGATGTCACCGCCAGGATCGCCTACTGTTAATACTCCCGTCGCACGTGGATTATGTACAGGCAGGAATGTTCCTACTGGCAATTGAACAGTGGTAGTTCCAGCTGCAATAACCCAACCAGTTAAGTCGACGTTAGGAACTAACAGAAAGATAGCATTGTTTACAGTGATCGCAACTGGGCCAAGGTTCTTATCGATCCTTTGTCCACCAAATGGCTGAACGACAATGTTGTTTGCTTGGGCCCCTCCGCCGAAGTCTTTGATACAAAGTTGCCTATTCCATCCAGTTGCAGGCTGTGTAGCAGGCTGCTGAAACCACAGCCTGACATCTGGAAGTTGGATAGTTATAGGACCGGCGACATCGACAAGGAGTATGCCATCACCTGGCTGTACAAGATAGGTGCCAGGAGTAGTGATCAAGCTTGATGGCTGAACGTACTCTTCTGACCAACCAAGACTCGGCCCAAGCCAAACCTTCTGCTTCTGAAAGCCATGGCCGCTCTTGTCGGTGTCGACGATCGTATTCATTAGAGTCGCCTTACTGTCTTGGTAGCTTTCTCTAGTTCTGCATTACGTTCCATAAGAGTAGCGACCTGCTGCTGAAGCTTATCAAAGGCTTCAGGATCGATCCCTGAAAGAGACGTTGTCTGTGGGGCATGGGTCATCTTTGGAACGCCTTTGGCCAGGAGTTCTGCGATGCCTCGCTCGAACTCGCTTAGCCGAGACTCTGAATAGGTCATATTCAAGGCTTCGATTGGATGAATCCAGTTCTTCCGTTCCGCATCAGAGATAGCGTGCGCTTCATCATCCAAAGGTTCCATATCAGGCGTAGGCGTGCCTCTGAATACGATGTCCCTCGGATGAGCAGGATCAAACTTATTCGAAACAATGATGGCTTCATCCCTAGGATAATTCCAATCAGCATTATCCTTAGGGTTAAGATACATCGGTACTTCATAGACCTTTCTAGCTTGCCTCCCAGTCTCACGATTCTGTTCCTTGTACTCCCATTCCGTGCCTTCGACAGCAAGGTAATGAGAGTCAGTAAGTCTCCATCTAGCCATGGCTTTATCCTTCTATTGAGTTAGCTCCGTCAATGACGGTGGTCTTGCCCGCATGGACCGAACCGGCTTTCATTGTCGTTGCAGTGCCATCAAGAGGGACGAGTCCTGGGGACATACTCGTAGTACTCATTCCTGCCCAGATGATATCGCCAGCGAGTTGATTGGCTTTAGTGTCACAGAAAGTCGTTCCGGCCTTGTACCGTTTGCCACCAACGACGAATGCAACAGTTGAACTAAATCTAGCCATTAAGGCCTCCTAGAACTGTGAGTAATAGATATTGTAGCTTACTGGCCCAGTTCCAGTTATTGCTACACAGAGATTGCCTAAAGATGGCAATGTAACCCAAGCAGCTGAGGTATGGTCAACTACAGTCCCATTTATTGGAAGTGGCACCACTGGCGTTATAGTTGCTGTTTGAGTGCCACAAGTTGCACCTTGCCCAGTGATCAACTGGAAGGTCCCGGCTGCTGCTCCAGCAGAAGCGCTATAGCCGCAGACAGAAATCAACCGACCTGTTATTGCCGCTACCGCAGTGCTGGTGGTTGCTCCAGAGGAACTGTTGTTGACCCTGTTGCATTGGATCTCATTCGGAGGGCCGACAGGCTGGGCCAGCGGTGCGTTACCCACTGACCCAGCCAGCGCAAGCCCTAGACATGCGGCGGATAGGAACTTGCGCATCGGTGCCTCCTTAGTTAGTGATAACGATCCCGGCGGGGTATCCGCCATGGATTGCGTTGTTGGTTGAATTGTACATCTGATCGTGGCGATCGATGACAATGTAGGCTTTGATGACTCCACCAGTGCCTGTACCAGCGATAGTATAGGACATCTGAAGGAAGCGGGGCACGGCTACACCGGCAGGAGGCCGAGGCATATCCATGTCGTATAGCCGTGCGCCCGCTGTCAAACTAGCCAAGGCAACGGCAGGACCTGTCCACCACGTTGTAAACGCCGCAGGCAACCCTGCGCCATTGTCGACAGCCCCTTGAAGGGCTACGGCAAGGCTAGTCAGACCTGTGAAAGCTGTGGTAACGAGAACCAAGAGTTTGAGGGCCGGATCATCGCCGATGCCCATATCTCTAGCGCCTTGCCCAGAAGCCAGGACAGGAATGCCAGCCATGTGCAAGTCGATGATGTTTGTGGAAACGCCAGTAGCCGTCGGTGCATCGCCTGTGGGGCCACTGAATTGGAGTAGACCGTCGAGAATCATGATTACACCACCTGTGCTTCATTGTTGAGGATCGCATCACAGGTCCTAACAGGAATGCTCCTGAAGGTAGTGACGGGCTTGCCATCGAACTCCTCAATCCGGAGAAGTACGTTGGTTTTGTTCATCGCTTGGAGGTCGAGGTACGTCCGGATGACACGGTTGCAGTAGATAACGGTTCGACCCATATTTGCCCTAACCTCAGGGGTGTCCGAAGTTTGGATCGTTGTAGCACCTGCTGGAGCTGTCGGGAGACGGTACAAGCCGCGCACGAGCAGGTTAATGAGATTGGCTGCATTGACACCAGAAAGCTGGGTGATGTCAATGTTGGCGATCCTGACTGCGTAACGCCAGTCTCGGGCAACGAGTCCGATTTCCCATTTGAAGTGATCTCGATAGGCTTGATAGGTGTTTCCACCACCATCTTGCACGGGCCACTCGCCCATGTCCCTATGTTGAAGGCCAGTTACCTTGCCCTTGGGGAATGTTGCATGGTAGGTATCAGGGCCCCAGACCACAATCCAAAGACTTGTATTCGTGGATGCTAGACCGCCACCGTCAAGTACGTTGGCTGCGGTCTGGGATAGAGCGGCATTCTTCGTAGAATACCTAGGGGCAAGGCCAGAAAACCGTTCTGGATTGATGAACTGATTCCCATAGATCAGGGTAGCGGCGACCTGCTGACTCATCCCCTCAAGGAAGGCTTTGACCTCAGAAAGTCTAAAGTCAGCAGTATTGCCATTGAGATCAGCCACATCTTTGTCGATAACGGAATAGGTTTCGAGGTTTCCGCATGTATCAACAATCTGAGCTGTAGTCGACTTAGCGTTCGGGACGCCTGTATTGAGTAGACGCCACGTTGCTTGAGGCAGACCAGTTCGGACCGTTGTCTTGTGTCCGGTGGGTAGGTTGCCTTCGACCACGAGCATATCATCGAGAATCTCGTTAGTTTGACTGAGTAGCTCGATGATAACGGCTACGTGATAACCGTCGTCCATTCGCTTAGCCCAGTCAGCGTAGGTTAGGGCAGTTGCCCCAATTGTGGCCATGATGGCCTCCTAAACAGTCGGTTTAACTCCTTTGTGGCCAATCACCCATCTCGATTCATCCACGGTCTGTGGCTGGGCTTATGGTAGGTTAGGGTACATAGCTCTGGCAGCACTGGGCACTTCCCCAGCTCTCTTCTGGCTTGCTGCCGATGGACCACTACCGGCAACATGACCACCTTCTGTTACCATCTGAGCCAGCTTCCAGAAAGCTTTGATAAAGGCGGGATTGTTCCCAGCGCCTGTGTAATCCATAGCTTCTCGGAAGTCTCTGGCAAGCTTCGGGTCGTTCAACCCGTCGATGGCTTTAGAGATGGTAGTCTTGACTTCGTTTAGCCGAGGCCCAATCTCTCGATCGGCTTTGACCTCCTTAACCCAAGCTTCCTGAGTCTCCTGCCAGACCTGATAAGGCTGATTGGCCGACTCGGCAGTCTTGGCTGTATAGAAGTCAACAAGCTTCTGGCCTTGCTCTTGGGAAAGGTTCATCCCTTTGAAGAGTCCACCAATCTCTTTAGAAACGCTTTCGTCCAGTTGAAAACCTTCAGGAACGTTCCAGGTAGCATAGGCTTCTGGTGCTCCACCTTCGGTCGTCGGTTTCTGATTCGCGACGGACTCACCGGGCTGGTTCGCTATGCTCGGCGTCTCCGTCGGCGTCGTCGACGTCTGGGGAGTCGTGCCAGATGACGTCGTCTGACCCTGATTGGCTATCTCGCCCGTCGGTGTCCTTGCGACTCCTTCTGGCGTCGTGGGCTGCGTTTCGCTCATTTCGTTCCCTCATCATTAGAACATATTGATCTGGACAGGCTCCCATGATATCCGTGAGGAGCCTGATTCCCACTTCTCGCTGACCTTCCATGAACGCCATCCGAAAGCCGATGTCGTTATAGGAAGTCGCGAAGATATGACAAGACTCGAGGATGTCGCACATCCACGATCGGCCGGGGGCAACTGACATAATTCCTGTGACGATCTCACGACGTTGTTGCTCCGCAAGTTTTGCGGTTTTCTCTGCTTCCTTCACGTCCTTCCGATTCCCTGCATCGTAAGGCATCGTAACCATCCTCTATCAGAGCATCTATCACAATCGACCGGACATATTCGTGTCGGTTGAGATTGTTCTTTGTACAAATAGCATCAAGGAATAGAAGCTCGAGTTCAGTCAATCTAACTGAGACTATTTCTGGCTGTCTTATCATGGCCCGCCTCCGACCATAGCAGCCATGGCATTCTGACCGCCACCGACGTCTGTTTCGCTTAGGGTCTTCGCCCCTTGGGCCATCTTCGAAGCTTGCTCGGCTTGCGCTGCTTGTTGCTGTTGAGCAGCCTGCTGAGCCCGCTGATCCCGCATTTGCTTAAGGGCCTCTGGGCTTCGGATCAGTTTCGGGTCGTTGTTCATTAGATTCGAGTATTTCTGGACTGCGAAGTCTACGTCGATGTTGTCCATAACTCCGGGATCGACTCCGACCAAGCCCCCAACGAGTTGGAGAGTTCTTTCAATACCGCTGGTTGCTGAGGCGAGTTGGGCGGTAAGGAGCATAGAAACATACTCAATGTCAATATTCTGTCCTGCGATTTCCTCCGGGGGTGGTGGCAAGACCCCAGCTCTAGACATAACTGAGAAGGTTCTGTCGATGATTGGGTCGAGTAGTTCATATTGGATCCTTTCTAGAACTGGGCCAATCATGACCATGGCTTCGCTGCGCCGAGCGTCGATCTCCGTAGCAGAAACGTTCGAGCGAGTCTGGAATTGAGAGATTACTTGGAATAGATCGTTAAAGAAGATGGTCTTGATCCTGGCCCGAATCTCGTTAAGGTCTTCAGAGATTTCGGCGATGCCTGGACGCCAATTTCCATAGACCGGGGCGAAGCCAGCGTTGCCAGTTTGCATCATTCCTGCGATGTAAGTGGTTCCTCCAGGTAAGAGACTCGCGGGCTGGTTCTTGAGTTGGATGTCTGCTACCATTGGAGGATTGACTGACTTATCAATTGCTTGAGCTTTTCTTCGAACTTCCTGTTGAAGCTGTTTGATATCCGGCAAAGCGTCCATACCAGGGCTTCGGCCGTATGCATCGTTACTAACAAGGTCCCATCTAACAGCGATGTGTGGAGCTTCGTGGAATCCTCGCTTGCGAAGAAACCCTGGAGTTCCACTAATCCCTCCTTGTGGCGAGGCCGATCCGCCCCATTCCCAGTAGACTTCTCGATACTTGAACCTCGCTGGGATGCCGAACTTTCGATTGTCGGTATTAGGCTCAATCGCATGAGCGACAATGATCTCTCGAGTTAGGCCAGCTTTGCCTTCGTCGTAAAGCCTCTGGACGTTCGTTGAACAGTTCTCTCGGCCGAATTGATCGACGACTTGAGCGATCGTCATGGTAAATTCACGGAAGAATATCACTGGCTGGAACTTGCCGTCGCTATCGACGTAGTATTCGCCGAAGCAAGGATTGTAGCAATGGATGACGTTGTCGAAGTCTTCGTAGATCAGCATTACGGCCGTGCCGAAGATAACCAAATCGAAATAGATCACTGCAATGGAGTTGTAGAAATTACTTTCCTGAAAGACTAACATCATCAGCCGTTCGCATTCGGCGAGCCACAAAGAGATCGGGGATGTTTGAGTGGAATCAATCCGGCCTATCTTAAGCCGGAACCAGGGACGTGTTGGCGATGAGATTCCACTCATCATCCCCGATGCTAAGTTCCTCGCCGCGATGGTGCCAGTCGAATCGAGGATATGTTGGTTTATTGGCGACCCTCGGGTCATCTGGTTAGGGGTGATTAACCATTTGTACCTTCTGGGCAGCAGGAAGTCAGCGAGTTCCCTTGCGTGGACCCACCACGAATAACGATTGACTCTAAGGCCTAGTAAGCGTTCGTTGACGTGCCGATGGAGCTCGACGTCAGCGTCGCTTACCTTTCGGCCCTGTAGGTCTTGTGCCACGTCCACCGCCTGCGAATGGGAGCCTCAGATCGGCCCCAGGATTACCAAAGTTAGATGGATGCTCGGTTAGTTGTCCCCGAGCATGCATGTCGGCTGCGGTCATTAAGAGTCGCTCAGGAGTAGGCTTTTGGTCTTCTTGAGCCCCGAGCTGTGCTCTAGTGCCTGACGAAAGAGGAACTGTTGGCATTATTTTGCCTCCGCCTCGATTATATGTGGCTGTCCATTAGGATCGAGAAACTTACCTTTGTCAGGATCACCGCCCCAACCGAATTGCTTCATCATTCGTTTGAGCGCATCTGGAGTCATGGATCCTTCGGCCAGTTGATTCATACCCTGCTGAAGTTGGTCCTTGTGGTTAGCTATAATATCGTTAGTGACGTTACCAGTGATCTTAGCTATAGGGATGGTACCTGGCACCTGAAGAGTTCCAGTCGGTCCGCCTCGAGCAGCTATGCCCATGCCTGCGGCTCGATCCATTTCGGCCAATTGACCTCCCTCGCCTGGAAGAGTCCGTTGAAGTCGATCCATTTTAGCGTACTGATCGCCTTTCTTACGCATCTTGCCTTCGGACCAAGACTTCTCTGGGTAGTCGAATTGGTAATCTTCTCGTCTAGCCATCACTGACCCAATAGGCTTTTCTTGGCTTGCGATCCGGCCGCAGCGGCAGCGCCAAGCATCGAGGTTGGCGCAGTTGCCATGCCTCCAGCTTTCTTAGCTCCAGGTGCTTGGCCCGGAACAAACACACCAGGGGCATTTGGCGCTGTGCCCATTGATGCCATAGTCGGTGCTGCTGGCGGTGGCTTAGTTTCCTGAAGCTGGGTGGTAGCATTCTTCAGATCTGTCTGGGCCTGCTGCATTGCTGCTTCCCTACCCCCAGTTCCAGGTGGGGTAAACATTCGCTGGACAAAGCCCATTAGGCTACCCTCCTATCGTCAGGCATTTCGCCATAGATACTTCTTGATGCGAATGGATTATATTCGCTTTCGACCAAAGGCTTCTGCGGACCGTCAGAGCCAGCGTGAGCATGCTTCTGCACTGGCATAGAGAAGGTCAACGCAAGGGCATCGGCCAAGTCAGGGGAATCCAGTCCACGTTTCATCATTTCCTCTTTCTTCTCTAAGAGGATTTCATTCTTGAGATTGTAAGTATACGTCGGGCCAATTAATTGGGCCATAAGGTCTGATTCGTACGGAATAGCTCCGGACTTTATCCAAGATCTCATCGATCCCCAAATCTCCGCTCGCTTGTTGGCGTAGCGCTCGCCTTCGGTACCCCAGGCGAATCCCATAGCCTCGGCTTTTCCTCCGAACTGGATATCGAAGCAATGAACGTGTAAAGCCCGTAAATTATCAACAACTCCACCGCCAACCCCACCACCGTCAACGAACACAGCATCAATATGATAAGTTGAACAAACCTCCGAAACCTTGGTGGCGACTTGGACGACCGAAGCTCCTCGGAGTCTGACCGGCGGGATCGATCTTGCATCTCTTCCCTTGCGGAAGAAGATAACAGTCTCATTTGCTCCATACCGTGCAACGTCGACTCCTATCACTAGCGGATCATGCGGATGGCTGTCGGAATCCCTCGACGCCGCCTCGGAAACGTCTTCCGCGGATATGAACTCCATCTCGCCTGTCCGGGGGAATACGCCACGGACACGAATCCGAACGAAGTCCGAGTCTTCGCCATAGGCGTCGATCCAGCTTTGGATTTGGTCTTTATTGGTGAGGGATACCTCACGGGAATCGACTTGCTTAGTCTTCCAGGCTCTGGCATGCCGCTGGCCAGGAAAGCATTCACGGAATCGGCCCGTATTTCTGGTTGGGTTTCCGAATACACACCAAATAATTTCTGTGTTAGCATCGGTAAGAGCACCTTCGGTAGTCTCCCAGATAATGTCAGGAATTGCTGATGCTTCATCAAATACCACAAGAATCCGTCTTTCCTTATTATGCAACCCAGCGAATGCTTCGGTGTTCCTCTCAGACCATGGGACCATGTCAATACGCCAGGTTCGCTCATGGGCGGAATCCTTAGCGAACAGGGCCGTGGCCGTAAGCGAGAAGAAATCCTTGGCGATAAACATATGAAACCATTTGCCCAGTTCGGCCCAGGTCTTGGTCTTCAATTGCGTTTCGGTGTTAGCGGTGACAACTCCACGAGAATCCGGCTTCGTGGATATGGCCCACAGGATGATCCAGGAAACCAGAGCAGTCTTCCCGATCCCGTGGCCTGAAGCCACCGCTAATTGGATAGCTTGGTTGATATTCAGAAGACCTGCTTTGATCAGGCCTAGGATTTCCTTCTGCCATGGCTCGGGTCCATTTGGGAATTGCTCTAATCGAGTATCCTTCTCGCCCCAAGGGAATGCTCCCATCACGAAGGCTAAGGGATCCTTCGAAACTCCGCCTAGCCATTCTAGGAGCTGTGTATTCATCCTATAGAGAACCTTGGTACGAGGTTTGGGATCTGAACATTGATTGGTTCAAATCCTTCGTTGATTACGCTTGATTTCTTCTTTGGCCTATCCGAGGCCTCGAGGAAGTCTAGCTTTGCGTTGGAGCCTTCTCGAGTTTTGCTTCGCCATCCGGCCGTGGCTGTACCGCCGAATTCTGGCTCACCGCCTTCGACCCTAGGGGCCCAGACGTCGCTGACGAATTGCTTGGAAGTGACGTTCTCGACCGAGCCGAACTTCGTCTTATCCTTATCGGGTACGTTTCCCCATATGGCTTTCTTGGCCATTTCATCAGATCCATAATATTCCCTCACGTTCTTCCAGGCCGGTTGGTCTGGATCGGCCAAATGGGCCGAGTACCCAGCGGCCCCTTGTTGATGAATCATGTATCGGTCGATTGGCTTCATCTCTCGGCCGTACTTTTCCTTGAAAGCCAATTGTTGCTTGGCGAACATATTCGCCGCAGCCATGGTGTTCTGCTCTGGGTCAAACCTCGAGCCACTTCCACCATGGGCCCTAAACTCTTTCTCGTCGAGCTGAAACAACCCGTGGTATCGGCCGGTTACGTTCTGTGGATCGCCGCCTGATTCAATCTTCATAACTCGCTTCATGTACTCCGGATCGAGGCCAACTCGCTTAGCATGCTTCTCGATTATGTCGTCGAAGCGACCGGCTCGCTTCTTGGGGCCCATTGTCTCCTTATGTCTAGCTTCGTCTTCTGGATCACCCGTGGGCATCCCAAGCTCCGCTAAGGTATCCGTAGAAGGCCAAGATCAGGATGAACGCTACCACACACGCAAAGGCTGCGATTGCCCATTTGGTCGATGTATCCCAATCAAGCATGAATGATGAATCCGAAAGCATGCCACCCTAAGAGAAACAACAGCACGAAGAATAGAAACTCGCTAGCATAGATATACGTCGTGTATGGCCCCCAACGTGTGCCGATCCACGAGACGATCCAAAGAATCATGAGCACCCAGAACAAGAGTCCTATAGACATGGCTAACCCCTTAGCACAAAGCCTTGTGCAGCTATACTTAATCCTGAAGGCACCGCCGAACCTGCCTTAACCCAAATATCATTTCCTATACTTGCCCTAATTCCAGGGTCGAACACAAAATCCCTAGTCTCATAAGCTCCACAACCAGCATAACCTAATGGCTTATCCGGATCATTTCCATCAAGAAATTCCACTAGGCAGTCTTCCTTGGTCGAAGTATTAATCAACTGACAACCACGCATGATCACAACATTGAAGATCCCGACCTCGGCCTTAACCAACAACGGATGTGGCTCTGTGTCCGAGGCCAAGGCGGTTCCGTTAATGTATTGATTAGTCAACCCTACTCCAATCACCACATATTTTCCACACCAGTCATCTGGCTTCACCTGCGGCCAACCATTCATAAACGGATCGCTGAACCTACACTCCGGAATCAACACTGGCGGCGGAGTCGGAGTTCCACTTACAACCCTAGTCATAACCCTATAGAACTTACAGTTGTCGCACTGATCCACTTAGAGCCTCCGAAGAAAACCCCGGCCCGGAGGCTTAACCGTGGAGACCAGTTTCAGCTCACCAGACCGAGGGAGTAAGGGTAAAGAAGATTCGGAAGGCAATCTCAAGTCGGAAGGCAATCTCAATACATCTTCGCTTCGCTTAATTGCTCGATCAAGCATCTGAGCGAAGTCCATGTTGACGTTGGTCTGAATGCTTCGCTTGCTCAGGCCAACTCGATCGGCTGCATCCCTAGCTATGCTTATCAATTCCCGTACCGACATTTCCTCGTTGTCATCATCGTCGTCCAGCTTATCCGCCAGCTTTCGCTCGGCCTTCATGCCATTACTCAGGATCAATTGATTGTACTGTGTAATGGCATCCCGGGCGATTTCGTCTTCGACCTTTCGCTTCTCGGCGATCAGTTCCTGGAAGGCTGGACTCGAATGAAACAACGAGACCCTAGATACACTATACCCCGTCAGCTCCGCAACTTCGCCGACTCTCAACCCCGACGCAAACAACCTCGCCATCCGATGATGGGAGTCCCGAAACTTCTGAGTTGGCTGTGCTTTCGCCCGGGGCGAAGCCAATTCCGCTCGAGTCAATTCCCTCACTCCGCCAATCCCAGGCTTAATGCCCTTCCGACCCCGACCAAGCATGACCTTCCCTTACACTTCGGCCCAGTATACAGTATAGCACAACATCGTCCCTAAGTCAACCGCCTTTTCTTTCCGTGTATACAGGATTTAGGTATGGGTGTGAGAAAGCATAGAAAATGCTCGGGGGTCCTTTGCGCCGCGCCGGCAGACAAAATTTTAGCCCCCCGGGTGGGTGTACCCGGGGGGCCTAGGCTAGGTGGTACTAGGGTAGGGGATGCCTAGTCCTTCCAGGACATGCTGTCCCGGTTCTCTTCGATGAACTCGAGCAGCTGGGGGATGGCCTTGGCCAGGCGTAGCCACTGGCCACCGTACAGGGTTACCGGGAAACGGCCTAGGCCGTAGACTGACAGACAGCCCTTCTCAGCCGAGACCTTGAACGTGATGGTCTGCCGTGCCATTGCCTTGGCCTTCAGGGCTTCATTCTCGGCCTTAAGCTTGGCAAGCTGGGCTTGGAGGGAGGCTGTCTGGTCTTGGAGGATAGCCATGGCTTGGGGTCCTTTCTGGACAATGCCGTCGGCGGCTGCCGATCGGCGGTTCGCATGAGGCGCCCCAATTGTGGCGGAATTTTGTTCGAAATAAGGTCATTTCAAGGTCATTTTGTGGCATCCCTCGGGGGTATAGACTAGGACTAGGCTTCGTGCTTCGCGAGGGCTTCACGGGATGTTTCAGAGATTGATAAAGCCAGGCCCAACGGCTAGGGCCGCAAACCTGCGTTGGTCTAGGAATACCCTGATGGCCTCAAGTAATCTTATAGCCTCTAGCCAGGGGGGGGTACATACCTTGGCGACTAGGGTGTGGATAGCGATGATAGATGTATATTTTTTTTTTTATATAGACAACCAAGGGATATCCCGGTCGAGGTACGTACCCCCCCCTAGGATGAGGCTATAAGGAAACTTGAGTCCATAAGGGATATCTTAGGCGAAGGGAATTGGTTATTGATATGGAAAAGGGGAGAGATTAACCCTTGGTAGAAGGCATCTCTCCAAATACTATGCCTAGGCGGTATCTCCATTCAGCGATTGTGTTATAGTCAGAGTCGAATAGCCTAACCATAGTGGTAAGCCCAGCCTTAGCGAAGGCATTGGTTGTATGAAGCCTGAATAGTTTAGAGGCTTCAGTGAAGCTTACGCCTTGAGCTTGGCATTCACTGAAGCCTCGGAGATAACACCATACTGAATAGGACATGTTAGCCTTGAGATTGCCTTGAGTTAGCCTCTCTATCAGCGTAGGCCTTACGGATTATATAGCAAAGCTTATCGGCATCCATGTCCATTGCTTGGGATATTGTGAGGATGCAGTTTAGCATTACTGTATAGATATCATCTATGGCTTCTTGAGGATGTAGTTCGCCCATTTCATATAGACTGAGTGAGTCTGTATGCCATAGGACTAAGCGATTGTATATTCGCTTGCGTAAGTCTCTACGGAGTTCACTCATTTGAGATATCCTTGAGATTGCCTTTACTTGAGATTGCCTTCCATGATGTTTGCCATTCTTCATCACGTTTAACAGCAAGGGAATTGAGATAGACTTGTTCGGCCTCGGTGAGAATATCCCAATGCGAAGCAAGGCTTTCGAAGCCTATATGGTCATGAGGGCCGGAGTCTTCGAGGTTAGGGATAGGCTTTTGAAGGATTACTATTTCATTCCATAGCTTGGCATAGAGGTCGTGGCCTATTCCATCCCAACATTCTGCTACTTCATCGGCTCGGTGAAAGTCGAAAGCTTGATGGGGCTTAATCATTTGAGATTTCCTTCCGAGTTAATCCATCCTACATACTTCGAAGCTGCGATCAGGCTGGATCACAGCTATCCATGAGTGAGGATAGAATACTATAAGCTCGTCTCTGAGCTTAGCTTGAGCTAAGGGAACCACTGGTGGATCATTAGGATAGATTAGGGAATTATCTGCCCTAAGCTTAAACCCTTCGAACGGTTGCCAGCCACCATAGGCATAACCATCGTTAAGCTGTTCCCTTGCTGACTTGGGGTTATCTAGGGATAGCCAATAAGGGATATATCCTAGATGTTCGATGGTTATTTGAGGATGTAACATTTCCCATTCAAGATTCATTTGAGATTTCCTCGGTTGAGATTGACTTGAGATTGCCTTGATTGAGATTGATTCATTTGTCCATTCCCGGTGAAGGTCTCCATGGTAGGTTCCTCAAGGGTACAACTGTGAAGATAACAGAGGTTAGCTCAGGATCATTGAGATAGTCTTGAGCTATCTCCATCATCTGCCGTTGAGTTAGCTTGGCAAATGGTGCTTCCTTGGTTTCGGTAGGATAGTTGAGAGTGACTGTGAGAGAGTATCTCATTTGAGATTTCCTTCCGAATTGTCTTCCTTAGGCCAAGTGATCCCCTGGCCGTATTTCCATTCTGTCAAGATGCAATCATCTGAGTCTGTGATGATTACTCGCTTGGTCCAGCCAACTCGAGCTGCTACATTAGTCGTGTGATGGCGAAACAATTTACAAGCTATTTCGAAGTCTTCCCCAGAGTATTCAAGCTCTTGGAGATCGCCTAGGTCTTCGTTTGAGAAGTACCAGACTGAATAGGTCATAGCTTGTTCCTCGTATAGCTAGCAGGTTGCCTAAGGGTTATATCCGTTTGGTCTATTTGTGGATCGTAGTCCTTAGGAAACTCTAGGCCACAGATTCGCAGTAGAGTTATCCCTGTTGCAGAATGGAAATAGACTACACCACGATGCATGTCTATCTCGATTTCGCCTGCTTGATGGTAGGTCATAGCTTAGTCCTTTCTATTATCCAGACCACTGTTAGCCAGCCTAAGACTACGCTTAGGCCAAACCAATCATAGACATCCCAATTCCAGGGGAAATGCCAAGCCATAGCTAGACTCCATATAGGAACGTCAAGACTAGACCAATTGCGATGCCTGCTAGGTTGAGAAAGAACAAGGTTTCGTCTGTCATAACACATCCTCATAAGGGCAAGTTACATGACACTTGAACTGTGACATCTTACCTGTGTCAGTCTCTTTATAGACCGTACAGGTATAGAGTTCATTGATATGGATTGGGGCAAAGCATTCGCTACAGATATGTTGGCGAATCTTAGCTTTGTGTAGGCTTGTATGGAGTATTTCACAGGGCGGAAATGCTCCAAAGGCTTCCTCCTGGTCCTTCCATGCGAACATTGTCATGACACTTCCTCCATGTAAACCATTGTAATCCTATGCACTTCATAAGAGGCTTCCTTTATCATGGCAAGAGCACGGTCTAGGGTAGTAGTCTCGATTATGTCTAAGACTTTATCATCGAGATCATACAACACCGTATGCCAGCGAAATTCAGTCATGTCCTATCCTCCATTTAGATACAAGAATAGGCGAGGTTGATCAGACCTCGCCCCTTCTTGACTCAGACCGGTTTAGTCCAACACTCTATGCAGATGTGGTCGGATTGTACCTCTCCGCCCTCATCTTCGTAGACCACCCGCACATATTTCCTACCTTTGGGGATAACATGAGGGTGCTCATGTCCCCAAACACAAGGATAATCCTTCTGTGCGATTGGCTTAGTCACAGACATGATGTCTATGTTAGGGTTTATTTGAGGCATAACCCTCTCCTAGGCCACTTCTGCGACAGCCTGTAGGGGCTGAAGGACTGCTTGGACTCGATTAAGCCGCTGGCGGAGTTCAGTAGCTTCTCGATCGAGGTCATCGGCCTTGTTACGCCAATTGTCTCGATCACTACTAAGCTGGGCAACCCGGTCATTGGCTTCGTTGATAACTCTTTCGAGTTCATTGACCTTCTGCCTTGCATCATCCCTTTCACTTGTGGTGATCTTATGGCTGTCTTGTTCTTGGCGAAAGCTTTGCTCAAGGCTCTGCACTCCTGCATCACGCTGAACAATGGTATCACGAAGGGACTGATTAACAGCCCGTTCGTTTTCGATTTGGATACGCAGAATATTAATCTCGCTGTCCATGCGGGCAACGGTATTGTTTGCATCAGCAACCTGGCTATGCAGATTGTGATTCTCTTGCTCGACGTTGTTCAGCCGCTCACTAAGCCGCTGAACTTGTTCGACTAGTCCATCCACCTTGCTCGCCTGTGTGCTAAGCTCCGCAACACTGTCGATAAGCCGTTGGAAGAACTCTTTCATCTCAGTCTCCGATACGATAGACATGTGTGTAAGTCCTATCTGTGTGTGGGTGTGGGGGAGAGCCTAAGCCCTCCCCCTATTGCTTTAGGCGTTCAGTCCGGGCCGGGCTCGGGTAGCGACTTTCCCTGCCTTGGCCGCCGATAGTGTCTTATCGGCTTTCTTAGCCGCTGCCGCAGCCTCAGCCGCTGCCTTTCTCTTCTCAGAGATAGGGATGGCCTTGACGTCGATAGTGACCTTGCTTGCGGCCTTCGCTCGCCGCTCGACTTCCTCCTTTGCTTGTTCGAGGATTGTAGGCTGATCTGCCAAGAGAACATTGGCAGCTTTGGTAATCTCGGAGCTTTCCACATAGCTGATCTTCACACCAGCTCGCTTAAGCCCGTCCTTAACCAATGCCCTAGCGATCCGTCGGGCTTCGGTCATGACTTCACGGGGAACCTTATCGCTCTTGGCCCCGCCCATGATACGGATCTTACCATCGTACATATTCTGGAGAGTTTCCTCTGCCTTCTCCATGGCCGCAGCCTTGAGAAGATCGGCGTCTGGATACGCTTCCTTGGTAAGCTTGGTCATACCACGGTTAATCAACACCTTGCAGCCTTGGATAATGATCTCTCGATAGACATGCTCGGGGAGCATACCTGTGTCGATCTCGATTGAACCCTTGGCCTTAGTCACAGGCACCATGAGAGTGGTGCTGGGTACTTCTGCTTCTGCTTCCATAGTCATCTGCTTATTCTCCATTGATGATATCATCATAACAGGTGATCCTGACCATATGTATGCATCCATTAGTCATTGCTCACTCTGGTTTGGCTGGGATTGCCACTAGTGCCCTCCTTGAAGGGCACAGGAAGCAATCTTATTCCTTCGTTGCACCATCAATAAACTTCATGGCGAATTGAATTGATGGTTGTGAAGTTACAACAACACCATTTTTAGACACGACATAACCCTCTTTCTTATGTCGTGTAATGGTGTAGCCTTTGTAAATCGTGCTATTCTCCATTTGTCACTTCCTCCTTTTCCCATCGCTATCACAGAGATATACTCCGCAATTCTTACAATACAAGTCCTCGTCTGCCTGATCCCGAACAGGCCTATGGACAAGACATTGCCATACTTCCCCTGTCCATTGCTGCATATAAGCCGGACCATTCTCTGGGTCACCCCCAGGATATCTCATCTTGACTGCGCCGGGCTTCATGACTTCCTCCTCAATATCATGAGCTTAACAAAAGGCATAACCCTTTCATAGGGCATAGCCAAGGCATTCGTCACTTCCGTCGTAGGCAAATGCCTATAATCATATAAGCATCCCTCTGGACCATACACGATATTGGGGTCAAACCAATTTGTACCCCAATGGATAGCATTCTCTGGCACTGAATAGTCTTCAGGGATATCCATATCAGCTATCCTTGTCCAAGATTGTCTCTACCTCGACATGGGGCAATTCTTCGTGCATCGCCCAAGTCTTCTTGGCATTGAAATACCATTGCTCTGCCTCCTCAATGGTATCGAATGGCCCGATGCACTTGGTAATGTATTGCCCAAGCCGGAAAGCATGGTCAAACACAAGGATATGTTTCATGACTTCACCGCATATGCTACGTGATTGCTAACACGAATAACCCCGGCTTGCGCCAGGGCACTGATTACATTCATAAAGCTCTCGTAAGAGATCATTCCCATCAGGGCTGCATACATAATCCCCAATGGTGCGCCATTGTCTCCGGTTTCCTCAATAGTCTCGACTATCGCTTGGACTACAAGGGCTGCTGCTCGGGTGTTTGTCATTGGGATCTGTCCTTGGGTTGTGTCTGTAGGCTTGGGTATTGTCCCACAAAATTGTGGCGAAATTGTGGCGAAAAAAAGGTCATTTTGTGGCGCATAGCAGCCATGCAAAAAACGCATAGCGGTCACGGTTCGTTCTCGGTTCGTTCTCGTTTCGTTCCGCAGCCGGTGCGGTGCAACAAAAAAATCCTTGGGAAAATATACAATTCCCTTAGGGCATTCAACCTACGAACTTTTAAATCCCATCAAGGTTTCTCTCTAACTCGGCAAGATTCTCTTGCTGGACGATCAAATTTCTCCTTGAAAAGTCATGAGGGTTGTGCTATACTGTATACTGGGCCACCAGGTATACACAAGACATGTCTAAGCAAACGGAATGTGTGATCTGCGAAGACGATCTCCCGGAAGGTAGATTGTTGACCTGCTCTCATGATTGTTATGTTGAATACCAATACCGAAAGGAAAGAGATCGAAGAATTGCTGCCGGCAAGGCCAAACAAAGACCATTGTACTGCGAAACCTGCAAGCAAAGATTCTTTCCGAGTTACAACCCACGAACGAGGCACACAATGCACATGCTTCGTTTCAAACCTAAGTGGTGTTCGAAGAAATGCCAAGCTGAAGCCAAACGGAGTCCGTTTCATGTCATTAAAGTCACTCGTTAAGACCCTCGCCGCATACGCAAAGAACAACGAAGAGCGAGCCTTCTCGATCCTCGGCGCACGTCCAGGCCCAGGAATCGATCTCCTGATCTCGCCGATCGAACCTCTATGCGGCAAATGGTTCGTCAAAGGCCTGACCCCTTGTGGCACAGCTTTCATTGATAAGTTCTGGATGTTTCAGCCTCTCTCCAATCAACGAGTTGCCGAAATGCGAAAGCAAGCAACCGATTGGGGCCTAAGCTTCCGAACTGAATATACCACCGTCTCAATTGACAGCACGAACGTAGCTAAAATCATGGAGGACTAAATGGCTGATATAGATCGGATAGAACTCTTGATGCGACTTTCGCAGAACATGCGGGCCGACAACGAAGAATGGCGACGTGAAATCTACAAGGAAGGTGTTGAGCGAGCCAAGAGATTAATGGAAATCGTAAACATGTTCGAGCGTGAATATACTGCCTTAGATCAAGAACGAGCGAAACTCCAACAATACATGCCACGCCAGGAGCCTCGCTTAGATGAGCAAATGCCTAAGGCCGTCACTCAAGGGCCGAAGTCATGAAAACCAGAGAAGAACATCTGGAATGGTGCAAAGCCCGAGCTAGAGAATATCTCAATCGAGGAAAGGTCGCTGATGCAATTGCCTCAATGATGTCAGACCTCGGCAAACATCCAGAATTCAGTGGCATCGAGGCGAAAATGGCTCCATTAGGTCTGTTCTATGCAATGAACAATGACTATGACGGAGCCAAACGCTTCATCGAGGGCTTCCGATGACTCTCTATTCCGCCAAATCCGTCGATGATGCAATCCGAATAACCAAATTCGATGAGGACTTCGAAGTTGAAAGCTCATATATCACTACTCGAAGCACTTGTGAGTGTCCTGCTGGTGTTCGCGATAGTTGCCGTCATCGGCAGATGTTTCCCGAGTTTGTCTCGGCAAACCGCATCAACACTTCCTGGTTCCTCGATTGGGACAACAGGAAGTGGTACTACTACAATTCGGAAACAGGACAACTACTAGAGAATTCTCCGAGGAAGTCTTGGAGGCGGTTATGAACCAGCGAACAATAGCTCAGGAATGGGCTGAGAAAATTCAAAAGCTCGAAGATGCCTTGGCAACCTGCCGTGAGCTTCGTAAATATGATCGAGTCGAAGTCGAACGTCTACAAGAGAAGGTCTGCAACCGCGACGGGCTGATTGTGATGCACAAGGAGCTTCAGGACAGCCAGAAGGCCGAGATCGACCGGCTACGGATTGAAAACGCAGCGTTGCGGCGCTCGTTGGAACTCAAGCCGACCGACGCTCAACTCGCGCGTTATCATGGCGATGTAGATGGGGATGGTGAGCCATGATTAAACCTCCTTGGGCATTCTCGATCTGGTCTGACTCAGATAACATCTACGCTGAGCTTCCAGCAATCAATGGGCATACAACCCATACAGTCAAGGTCCCTAACAACTCTGTTGGCCTTAACAAAATCCTAGTTCTCGCCCGATCTCGAGATGCTAAGGCCGAACTAGGCTCTAAAGGTGAACCAACCCAAGCCCAAATAGAGAAAATCTCCTACGATGAGTCTATGGTTCGTAGGCCTAAAGAGAAACTTAAGTTCACGCCCGCGCAAATAATAAATGCACGTGAGACTTTACGAAAGCTAGGATTGATATGAACAAGGTAATCTTCCTGGTGATCGTAATCGTAATCTTAACCCAGTGTCAAGTACCGATGAGGTAGAACCAATGCAAATACATACAAGTACCGAACAAGTTGTCTACTCCACAGACAGGCATAGGATCGAGCTATCCGAATTGGCCAGTAAGATCAGCACCTGCGCAAGGGATGCAGTTGACTCTTCTCACGACGCTTTAAATAGCGCAATAGCCGCTGGCGGATACCTACTTAAAGCAAAGGACAGAGTGTTTCGTGGCAAGTGGGGTCCGTGGCTAAGAGATAACTTCAAGTTCAGCCAAAGCACGGCCAGTAATTGGATGCGACTCTATGGGAAGCGTAAAGAAATCATGGAACTGGCTAAGGAAACGGGCTACATGAGCGTCCAAGATGCCTTAAAGCTTTCTGGGGCTGCTCCCGCCCGTGCTGAACTAACAAAGTATCAACTGGTCCAGAAACGTCACAGGGACTTCATGAGGGAAATCTATAACCAAACCCCAACGGATGAAAAGAAAACAAGGCAGTTAGTGATCGACCATCAAAAGGATGTCACTGCCTACCTTAAGGTTCATGGTAAATGAGTGCTTACCTGATCTTACATAAGGTCAGGGGTGAACCAGCCTTTGACATTGCCGAGAAGCTTCAAATCGGCGACGAAGAAGGCTGGATCATTCCTACCTCAGGTCATAGGGCTTATCCCTATTGGCATCTCTCGCTTGGGAAGCTAGATGTACCACCACCTGGACCCCCACCGACTGATTGGCCCGACCACTACGAAGTCGATACTGGCTCGGCCCCTAAATCCAACTTCAACATCATGAGCATAGTCTCGCCTATGATGACCAAGTTTAAACGGAGACTCTAATGTCAATCCCAACCCAAGGCGAAACCTACGCAAGACTCCTTGAGTACCTTCGGAAAGCTCAAGAAGAAGCTGCAATGATGGCCCATCTTCTCCAAGCAAACGATAGCACGAGGCTTGCATTAGCATGGTTAGCGGTAAGCGAAAATATGAAGAAAATGCAGCATCACCTAACTATTCTGGCTCAAGGAAGACTTCAATGAACAAAGTCGAGAGGGATGCTTTTCTTTATCTCAATCCCGAACCAGACACTCCTGACTTTGCCCAATGCTCTTCGTGTGAGATGTGGGTCAAAGGCGATAACCGCTGCACTATTCATGGCCCTCGTGTTCGAGTTCCTGGCTCGGCTTCATGTGGTTTCTACATCTATGGGGAACCTCAACCTTCCGGTTACCCAACTGAGTCCTTAGTCACCGCCGAAGAGTCTGGCCTAGTCGATCGAGAAGTCCGCTGCGAAAACTGCCAATGGGGAGGCCCATCGACCTACCGATGTCGTCTTTTCGTCGGTCTAAACGAACGTCTACCAGACATATTCGATCTTGATGAAAATATAGAACCCAAAGGATGCTGCAATGCACAACAGCCCGGACAAACCTAAACCTACAGACGAACAAGTTGCAATCTGTGAATACGTCCGTAAAGAGAAAGGCAATCTTCAAGTCAACGCTCTAGCCGGTGGTGGCAAAACCTCCACTGTCGAGATGATGATGGAGAAAACCTCCGAACCAACCCTATACATGGCTTTCAACAAAGACGTCGTCAAAGAAGCCAAAGAACGTCTTCCATCTGGAGTAGAAATCCGAACCTTCAACTCAATGGGAAACGAATGCTGGAAGAAAGGCAATGGCAAGGCCGATGTAAACCTGAAGAAAACCAACGAACTCCTAAAGGTAGCTATCTATGAATACAAAGGCACGGACAGGCAAGAACTCAGCGACTCATGGTGGGATATCACTGGAGCCATCCACATGGCGAAGCACCTGGGCTACGTCCCGGAAGGGAAATTCCCGAGTGCTAGGCGACTTTGTGATCACCAAACCCTATGTTCAAGGATCGAAAACCGTCTCTCGCCGCTCTGCCTCGAAGTCGTCGATAATGTCCTCTTCGCTTCAATCAAAGCTGCTTACGCTGGGGCAATTGATCTGGACGATCAGATATACATGCCCGCATTGTTCGGGGGTTCATATAAGAGATTTCCCCTTATTTACGTCGACGAAAGGCAAGACCTGTCGCCAACTAACGTTGCGTTGCTTGAGAGACTCATCCCCAAGACCAGTGGTAGGCTCGTTGAAGTGGGAGACAGATGGCAGGCAATTTATGCTTTCAGGGGTGCTGAAACCGATGGAATGAGAACCTCTAAAGCCAAGTTCAACATGCATGAGATGCCTCTTTCCTACTCCTTCCGATGCCCTGAAGCAATCGTTCGAGCTGTTCACTGGCATGTTCCGCATATGAAATGGATCAAGACCGGAGGAATTTATGAAGAGCTGCAAGTACTCGATCCTGCTGACATTCCCAACGGAGCAGCAATCATATGTAGAAATAACGCTCCGCTCTTTAGGGCAGCTTTCGCCCTGCTGTCAAGGAAACGATCGGTGCAGGTTGCAGGAAGCGATATTGGTCCTAAGATCTTACGACTTCTGGGCAAAGTCGGAACTAGCGGAGATTCCTCCGAAGATCTCATGCTCAAAATCGACGGTTGGTGTGACGAGCAGCTTCAATCGACCAACTCGCCGCAAACGATCCTCGACCAAGCCGAGTGCATGAAAGTCTTTGCCTCTTGGGGCAACACCTTTGACCAAGCTGTCGGTTACGCCAAGCATATCTTCGGCCAACAAGGAACAATCAAACTCACCACTGGCCACAAAGCCAAGGGCGCAGAATGGGACACAGTTTATCATCTCGATAAGCACCTGCTCTCGAAAGAGGAACAAGACCTAAACCTCAAATACGTCATCACAACTCGGGCCAAGCAGGAGCTATTCGAAATCACAACTAAGGAACTCCAATGGTAACCTCAACATCAAGACTGGCCTATAGCGATTGCTTTGATCTAATGGACAAGGCAATCGCCGATCAGAAAGGGATCAAGGTCAAGTTCGCCGCTGGTGAAGATGCATGGCACTTTCGTATCCGTCTTCATACAGCTAGGAAGATAGATCGACTCGACAACAAGGACATCTACGATCACGGCCATCCAATGCACGGCCGATCTGTCTATGACCAACTCACCATGCGAATTCGTAAATCACCAGACTGCGCATGGCTCAGGCTCGAGCGTATCGACACCAGAGAGTTCGAGATCGAGTCCTTGACCGAACCCGAGAGTGAACCCGAACTAGCTTTCACTCAAACTGCCTTGGTCGTCAAGGAACCAGAGCGACCTACGATCCATGAAACCGCACCAATCCGCAGAATGCTCAGGAGGATCTAATGGCCTATACAACCATTCTCCCCGCTATAATCGAACGGCTTAAGGAAGTCACCAAGAAGAAGCATCCAGGCGTTGACATCATGAAGAAACCACCAAAGGAAAAGAAACCATCTAAGCGCAAGAAGAAGATGATGGTGCACTGATGATGTTCAGTCCAGTAGAGCGAGTGTTCCCAGATCAGCCTATGTGGGCTGCTAAAGAAGGCGAGTACGGCTACATTATTACACAAGACAACGATGGTTATTCAGCTTCTTCAAAGCTGATGCCATCTCTACCATTCCAAGGAACCCTGAACGACCTTGGAACTTATCCAAGCATGACAGCTGCAATAGATGCATGTAGAAAGTGGGCAGACCAATGCTTTTAGAATTCTGGGAAGCCGCCCTTAAGTCCGAAGTCGGCATCGCAATCCAGACCGACAATCGAAATGTACTTCGCAACCACCTATACAAAGCTCGGGCCGAGGCAAACAACCCCGAGCTTGACGAAATCGTGATGATCCTCCCAGAAAGGGAAGACGAAATTTGGTTAGTGAGGAAAGATGCGGACGGTATCGGAGCCAATAACCAAGATTACCCTAAACTTATACACCCGTGATGTAGAATGGTTTAGGGATCATTACCCTCAAGGCTACACAGAAATGATCCGAGAAGTGGTGCGACAACACCGCATCTATAAGGAGACTTACGATGAACGAGATTAACAGACTATGGGACAAATGGGCAGGAGAGCATATTGACTCCGATGTAGACGAAATCATCGCCTACTATCGTAAGCAATTATCTCTCTATGACTCAGGAGTCAAACCTAAGAAAGCTGAAGCCGAACAGGTAGACATGACCAAAATCCTCGCCACTATCAGTGCAGATATCAACGCCAAATCTGGAGCGAAGCCCAAGCCAAAGCCCACCAAGGGTGGTGGCTTGCGTCGTCTTTAGGTATGGGTCTGAGATTTCTGAAATTTGTGGGAAAATCCAATGACCGAACTAACTCAAGCAGAATTGATCGTCGACGAACCAGACCTGGTTCCAAGCAACTTCATCCCAGGAACCTTCATTCAATATGCTTGGGATGCCACATCTCTAGAGTCATTCAAGCGTTGCCCCAGACTCTATCAATATGAAATGATAGAAGGCTGGCGACCTAAGAATGAAAGCGTTCATCTTCGTTGGGGTGCAGAGTTCCATACAGCTATGCATCAGTATCACCTAGTCAGAGCTGATAACATCGAACACGATGAAGCAGTCTTCCATGTAATCCGAGAGCTACTCTACCGAGTCGAAGACTGGGACACCGATCACAAGTACAAGAACAGGTTCACTCTGATCCGTAGCGTGATCCGCTACCTCGATCAGTACGAACATGACCCAGCTAAGACTATCGTGCAAGCCAACGGTAAACCGGCAGTTGAACTATCCTTTAACTTCGAGCTAGACTACGGACCAACCGAAGACCAACCCTATATGCTCTGCGGTCATCTCGATCGAGTCGTTGACTTCCAGGGTGAGATCTTCGCCGAAGACTATAAGTCTTCTACCTCAACTCCAGGTTCTTACTTCTGGAATCAGTTTGAACCTAACAATCAGATGTCCTTGTATACCTTGGCAGGCAAGATCATCTTTCAAACAAACATCAAGGGTGTATTGATTGACTCGATCCAACTCATGATCGACGACACTCGATGCACCCGAGGAACTACCTATCGAACCGACGATCAGATCGCCGAATGGCTTGTTGACCTAACGCAATGGCTCGACAAAGCCAAAGAGTATGCCACCGCCCAATACTGGCCCATGAACGATACCGCCTGTGATAAATATGGCGGCTGTAAGTTCAGGGAAATCTGCTCCAAATCCCCAGGAGTTCGTGAACATTTCCTTAAGGGTGACTTCAACCAGGAGGAACCATGGAACCCACTCAAGCCCCGCTGAAAGTATTCGTAGGAGACTTTGAAGTAGTTCATGTCTCCGGAATGGCAATTACCTTACACCTAGGAAAGAATGTCCACGCAACCATACACCTTCCCTTCATACACGACATCAAAGCAGGCGATACACTTCCTCTATACACGGAGCTTACACATGCCAACACTAGATCAGCATCAGTCCAATAACTTCACCAAGATGATGGTGTTAGGTGACCCTGGCTCAGGCAAAACCGGTGGCCTAACTCCATTGGTCAAAGCCGGATACCACCTAGGCATCCTCGATTACGACAACGGCCTCGATCCCTTAGTTCAATTCATCAAGCATGAATGCCCAGACAAACTCCACAACGTCCACTACGTTACCCTCCGAGATAAATACAGAGCAACCGCCGCAGGACCAACTATCATAGGCGCAGCCAGAGCATTCGTAGATGGAATGAAACTCTTAGATAAATGGCACGAACTAGGAGCACCAGGAGATTGGGGACCAGAATGGATTCTTGTCATTGACTCTCTTACCATGATGTCAAAGGCAGCATTCGATTGGCGAGAGCAACTGATCGTCGGTGAAGGAAAGAAATACGATCAACGAGCAGTCTATTACGATAGCCAAAAGATAATCGAGAAGACCCTGGCTAACATAGCTTCTGAATCATTTCACACCAACGTCGTTGTCCTCACTCATATCCACTATTCCGAGGATGAAACTGGAGTCAAGCGTGGCTATCCTAAGTCAGTAGGCTCGGCCTTATCAACTTGGATAGGCGCTTACTTCAATTCCCTGGCTCTATGTGAAACCACAACAGGAGGTAAACGGATCATCAGAACAACTTCAACCCCACAGATAGAACTTAAGAACCCAAGGCCATTTGAGATGATGAAAGAGTACCCAATCTCAAGTGGTTTAGCAGATTTCTTTGAGGTACTCAAAGCAAAGGAGAAACCAAATGAGTCTAGGGACAGATCGAGTCCGCCTGTCGTTCAATCCAAGCTCGGACAACCTAGTCGACCAAATCAAAGAACTATCAGCCCGACTAATAGACCTATGCGAAGAGCATAAGTCCCTTGACCCTCGTCTTGCGGCATTGGCCCAGACGCATTACGAGGATGCTGCAATGTGGGCCGTCAAACTGGTAACTACAAACAAATAGGATACACACACAATGGCTAAAGAGAAAGACACACCTAAGACCTTCGCCTCACTCCTTGACACACCGATGTCTGAGATATCTAGGCCCAAGCCCGCACCACATGGAAGCTATCTCGCCATGGTCGTGGGCCTACCTCGATATGATAAGTCTACCAAGAAGGGAACTCCGTTCTCTGAATACGCAATGCGGCTTCTCGAAGCATTGGACGACGTCGATGCGGACGCTCTTCAAGAATGGTTAACTAAGAAGGACGGTACCATCGTTCCTCTTGGGGAGAAGATGCAGAGGCTGACCTTCTACCACACTCCAGACTCCCTTTGGCGTCTTGTTAAGTTCCTCAAGGACCTTGGTCTTGAGACCGAAGGTGATGAAAGCGTTGGTGACATGGAGCAACAGACTCCAGGTCGTCAGTGTATTGTTCACATAAAGCACAGCCCGTCCGATGATGGCGAGACGATGTTCGCCAACATCGACAAGACTGGACCAGCAGACTAATCAACTCTAACTAGGAGGGAGGGGGGCTTCGGCCTCCCTCCACTATCATGAGCATTGTTCTACTGGGCGAAGCTTACGGTGAGCAAGAAGAACGTGAAGGTAAGGCCTTCGTCGGTCCAACAGGCTGGGAGCTTAACCGTATGCTCAACGAGGCCGGGATCAAACGATCCGACTGCTTCTTAACCAACGTCTTCAACTTCCGCCCGCCTGGAAATAAGATCGAAGCCTTATGTAGTATCAAGTCCGAGGGCATCTATGGCTATCCATCCATTGGCAAACAGGGCTACGTCCATAAACAATTCCGTGGTGAACTCGAGCGCCTTGCCGATGAGATCGACGAAGTAAACCCAAACGTCATCATTGCCATGGGCAACACAGCTGCATGGGCAATGCTAGGTAAGACATCTATCTCAAAGATCCGCGGCACAGTTCAGATGTCAACCCACACAGTAACTGGCTACAAGATCTTACCAACCTACCATCCAGCGGCTATCTTCCGTCAATGGTCATTGCGTCCAGTCACTGTAATGGATCTTATCAAAGGTAAACGAGAGTCCCTGTTCTCTGAAATCCAATTACCCAAACGACAAATCTGGATTGAACCAACCTTGGAGGATATCTATGAATTCGATCGACGATATATCCGGAGCTGCGAAAGACTTTCTGTGGATATTGAAACTTCAGGCAAAGCAATTACCTGCATTGGGTTCGCCCCAAGAAAAGATATTGCTATTGTCATTCCAGGAATTGTCGTCCGTAGATCAGGGAGATCTTATTGGCCATCTGTGGATGTTGAGCGTAAAGTATACAAAGTTATTAAAGACATTCTCCAGCGACCAATCCCTAAGATTTTCCAAAACGGACTCTACGATATCGCCTTCATCTACCGAGCCTGGAGAATAGGTGTTAGGAACGCCGAGGAAGATACCATGCTCTTGCATCATGCGATCTATCCAGAGAGCCTAAAGTCCTTAGGGTTCCTTGGCTCTGTCTATACCAACGAAGGGGCATGGAAAGGAATGAGGGAGAAGATAGGAACCATAAAGAAGGATGATTGAATGCGCAAGATACCTGTAACATCAAGGTATAATGGACTAGTCTATGCTATAGTTGATGACGAAGATTTTAGCATGCTTGCTGGATACTCTTGGTACATGAGAGAGAGGGAAGGCAAAGGCAAAGCAGTTGAGACTAGAATAAGTTATAGACAATTAGACGGGAAACAAAAGACCAAGCAGGTTACGATGCACCATGCAATCGTTGGTCATCCACCTATTGATATGGATGTTCATCACATAAATGGTGATGTGCTGGATAATCAGAAACACAATCTTGAAGTTATAGATCATGTACATCACGGACACATAAGCTCACGACAGGACCTTGAATGAAAATCATCCAGACAGACAAGATAACCCCAGCTCAACTTAAAGGTATAGAAAAAGACTGGGTATACAATGGTTTAGATTGTTGCGTAACCTACGAAGTCCTTGAGGCTAT